TCTTTTTGTAAAGCTTGTATTGAGTACGATGTGTAAAGGATGAATGGGTACGTTTATGAACAAATGTTCACTAATGAGACAGAACTATCATTATGGGAAGTTAAGCAAATATTTGATAAGTTATTTTAAAGAAAAAAGAACATACAAATCGTCCCTTTTCGAAACCTCTCCTCCAAAATTATTCAAAATTATTCAAAAAAATACTTCCAAAATGCAAAATTCAGAAAATTTTGTCCGGGGTCTCGTGCAGAATAACTTATATTAAATTTTCTGTGTTCTTTAGGAAATATTTCTCTATTATCAATAATTTCTAAAGAATAGCGAGATAGGAATCATGAAAAAGCTAACCGTTGAATTAGAAAATTGTTATGGAATAAAAAAATTAAATTATGAATTTAATTTTGAAAAAAGAAATACTTACGCGATCTACTCACCAAACGGAGTTATGAAAACTTCGTTCGCCAAAACCTTTATAGACTTATCAAATAATCAAGATTCAAAAGACATTATATTTCCTGAAGAAATAACAAAAAGAAATATAAAAGATGAAAATGGCCAAAATCTAATGCCCGAAAATATATTTGTCGTCGAGCCGTATAATGAATCTTATAGATCGAATAAAGTTTCTACTCTTTTAGTAAATGCTCAATTGAGAACGCAGTATGAAAACATTAATATTAGCCTTGAACAAAAGAAGACTGAGCTGATTAATTTATTAAAACCTCTTTCGGGACTAAAAAACGGCATTGAAGAATTAATAATTAAAGCCATCACGAAACTTGATAATGATTTTTTTAGGGCAATAGCAAGAATTAAAGGTGAAGTGTTAGATGGTCGCGAACCTGAATTTGTAAATATAGAATATAAAAAAATATTTTCCGAAAAAACAGATAAATTGCTACAGATACCAGAAATAAAAGATAAATTAAAAGACTATATTCTTAAATACGATGAACTTCTGAGTAAATCAAAATACTTCAAGAGCGGTGTTTTTAATCATACTAACGCATCTACGATCGCTAAGAATTTAAAAGATAATGGCTTCTTTAAGGCAAACCATACTGTAAATTTTATTTCTAAAGAAGAAAGAAGCGAGATTAAAACTGAAAAACAATTGGAAGAAATTATAGAAAACGAGAAGAAAGAAATTCTAAATAATTCCGACTTATTGAAAATCTTTAATGAATTAGATAAGAAAATCGTAGTAAACGAGGAATTAAGAGAATTCCGTGATTATCTTCAATCTCACATTGAAATACTGCCTGAGCTATCAGATCTTGAAGCGTTTAAAGAAAAATTATGGATATCATATTTTAAATCGCATAAAGATTCCTTTCGCATACTTATTGAAGAGTATGAAACAGGAAAGAGCCAAATCGAAACTATTATAGATCAAGCTCGAAGTGAAAGCACGCTATGGTCTGAAGTAATCGATATTTTTAATCTAAGATTTTCAGTTCCTTTTAAGCTATCAGTCGGTAACCAGGACCAAGTGATTTTGAAATCTTTTGCGCCTGTTGTGCAATTTGAGTTTGTAGGATCAGCATCAACAAAAGTCGTTAATGAAAACGACTTAATGAAGGTATTAAGTACGGGCGAAAGGAGAGCTTTGTATTTGCTAAATATTATATTTGAAGTCGAGGCTCGAAAAACCGGAAAGATAAAAACTATATTTGTAATCGATGATATTGCAGATTCTTTTGATTACAAGAATAAATATGCAATTATTGAATATTTAAAGGATATTGCAGGATACGACTATTTTTACCAAATTCTGTTATCTCATAATTATGATTTTTTTAGAACAGTTTCAAGTCGACTAGACATGCTTAGAGAAAATAAGTTGAATACTGATAAGGATGAAGCCGAGATTCGAATTTATGTAGAGCATTATCAAAATAACCCCTTTGCGCATTGGAAAACAAAATTAAATACCGATAAAACAATGTTAATTTCTTCAATTCCATTTGTCCGTAATTTGGCAGAGTTCTCCGGAGACGAACATGTTTTTGGAAAGCTAACCTCTTTATTGCATTTTAAGCCGGATACTGACGCATTTCTAGTGGAAGAACTTGAAAATACTTTTAAGAGGGTTCTCAAAGATCAATCTAAATTAACTTTGGATGATCCAACAAAAAAAGTCACTGAACTTATATTTGAAGTAGCGGACGAAATACTTAGAAATTCAAATGAAAAATTGAATTTGGAGTATAAGGTAGCACTTTCGATTGCTATTAGGTTAAAAGCTGAAATTTACATGGTAACAAAGATAGACGATGATTCTTTTTGGAAAGGTATAAAAAAGAACCAATCAAATGAGCTATTAGTGAAATTCAAGAATAAGTTTTCAACTAAATACACAATAATACAAATATTAGAACAAGTGAATCTAATGACTCCAGAAAATATTCATATTAATAGCTTTATGTATGAGCCAATATTAGATATGTCTAACCATCATTTGCAATCTCTATATAAAAACGTATCTACATTGAATAATATTTAACAATAAAAAAAGACCCTTTTTTCAGGGTCTAAAAAAGTAAATAGTATTGGAAAGGAAAAATTATTCTGTAGGATTTGCTATTGATGTAAATAGGAAAGTATTTTAGAAATACCACCGATCGCTTTGGATCCGATTCCGGAAACATATAAAAAAATTCCAGCGAACAAAGAGACCGCTCCTCCAATCAAAAACACGGTGATCCAATTCTTGATCGATCGCCCAAATTCCGCGTCAGATTTCCGATCCTCAGCAACTTTCTTCCAGTAGTCGGAAACTTCTTTCATCTTTAAATACGCCGTAAGAGCTCTCGCTCGACCGGCTTCGTTGTCGTTGCAGATCTGTTCCATTTCTCCAGGATCCGAAATCTTTTTTCTTTTGGATTGATTTTCTTTAAATTTTAAAGTTTCAGATTTGTAATCGAAAACCGGTTCTTGTGGAGGCGAAGAACAGAAGGTAAAAAGTAGGAAACAAAGAGCAAAAATAAAAGCGTGTTTCATGGATTACCTCCCCTCGCTTTTGAGATAAATTCACCGACGGCTTTCAAAATTTCGCCCGTCTTAAACCAAGACATTAAAACGATTCCGGAAGTAAGAAAAAGTCCATGAACACTGACTCCACCAAAACCTTCGGATATTTTTTGATCGGGTGAGGTATAAAGAATGTACAAACCGACGAGAACAAAGAACAGGCCGAGCCAAAAGGCTTGGTTACTTCTCCTGAAAACACTTTTGTTGACTATGATCGAGTATTTTAGTTTGGATTCTAATTCGCGGGCTTCCTTCGAATCCGGTTGAATATCTAAAACGTCTTTGGCTTTTAATGGCGGGGTCATGCCATAATTTTTAACATGATCCCAAATATCGGAAATGATCGCTCATTCCTTTGCCTCTAATATTTTCTTAGCCGATTCTTGATCGAATAATGCGTAACAAAAACCTGGAAAGTGCGGGTCCCTTTGGCGGGCTTCAAGTTCTGCTCCTTGGAATACAGAGATAAGAGATAGCCATTCCGGATGACTCCAATGAGCGCGGGTAACAGTGCATCCGAGCGAACTCACGCCTACAGAATCTTTTTCCATACCTTGAGCGTGAATATTCATTCCAATGTACCCTTTGAATAAAGGATCCAAATGATTCCAAATATGATCCCCGTTTGCATCCCGACGAAAAGAAAACGCGGACGCTTGATTGAAAGCAATGTGTTCGTGATGAAGGCCGATCTTTACGAGATATAAGCCCTCTTCTGCTCTTGCTTCTCCTTTGGTGATTCCATATTTTAAAAGAATTTCTTTTGAAACTTTTCCCGGGTCCATCGTGACGACTCGACTCCCCCACGACTTCCCGCCCGGATAAATGTTAAAAAGTATGTCGTTAAATCGATCGAATTGATTGTCGTTTAGAAAGACTTGATTGTCTTCGATCGAAATTCCCCTGACTCCGATCAGAACGTGATTCTTTTCAAAATTTAATTTAGGCCAGTTCTTTCGTTCTTGAGTAGTTTCGTAGCGAGATTTGGTTTCTTCTATTAAAGCGGGAATGAAATGATTGTATTCCATCTTTCAAAGATGAACGAAAATAGAATATCGGAAGAAGTTTAAGGAGTATGATTTTTCACGTATTCCGTATAATCATTTAAGTAAAGCTCGATTCGTCCAGAGTCGGCCCCGCTCTATGCAGTTGTAAATCTAAATATAATTTCACCGCATCCGGAGAATCAGTCGGAAACTTTATCACCAAACGAATTCCGTTAAACTCGGAAACGTAATCCGTGAATTTTAGAAAAGCCGTACCACCGGCGGAACTGATAAATCCGTAATGTGCGAATTCTATTTTGATAGATTCCATTCCGTTTTCTTTAGCTTTTGTATAAAGGGAAATGAGATCTTGGTATAAAGATTCCGAAGACTTTGTCGCAACGTTTCGATCTAAAAAAATATCGAGTCTTGTCACTTCTTTGATCGATCTGAAATACGGACTTGTGACCGGATAAGGTTCGTTAGGTTCTGATACGTTCGCTTTTCGTCTTTCCCGATATTTTTTAAATCCCCATTTAAGAATTTGAGATAAAATCATAGCGATCGTTCCGAAAAGTTCTAAATAGTTTTGTATATCTTTGTCTTGTACTTCCGACAACTGATCCACTTCTCCCATGCTATCCTAACGCACCAAAACTAATTCCCGTATATCTGAGTTTTCCTGTTTTCCACCAATCTTTAAGCTCATTACTGAGTTGTTTGATGCGGGCTCCGAAAAATGCGTTCTCAGCGCTCATCGTCGTCCCTATACTTTCGCTAATAACACCGACTGAGGTTGAGTAATTGGCGACGCCTCCGATGATCCCTTCTCCGTAGGAAGACAAAAGACAGATTGCAAAGTACTTGAAAATTTGATCTTTTAATTCTCTCGGAACTCGGGACGCATGATCGTATCCGGTTGTGTAATCTACTTGATACGCTCCCGGAAGCGTTCCAGAAGATCCGGTGATCCCGCGCCATGCTTGAATTCCCATAGTCGGTATGGGCATATTACCCCAAGGAGCTCGCGTATAGACTGCACGAAGAATTCCAGTTTTGTATTGAATCGTTGCTTTGTGAGTAAGATCGATCAATGTGGATCCGTTCCACGGATAGGTAAGAACCCAACGGTGCAAACGACACAAATTCTTCCTTCTTAATTTTAAAAAGAAGTTTGTTCCTTTCGTGGAATCATAATCGTAAACATCATCCCATTCTGCATAATCTTCGATACTGCCGCTATTCGGCTCTAAATCGAATCTTCCATTTTGTCCGGGAAGAGGCCTGCTTCTAAAAAGCCTGGGATAAATATCCCAATCGATTTCGTTTGCAAAAGCGCGAATCGTTTGATCGACCCAATTCTTTAACTGAAAATCTTCCAATTGAGTTCCGCGTGTTGTCATTAAGGGCTCGTTTCCGAAAAAAACGATTCGGCGAAGTTCATCCGGATGGATTAAAGTTCCCCAATTTGGGAGAGGTTTGCCACTCGCCTGTACTTCGGGATAAATTCGAGCGGACAGGTCGTGATATTCGTAATCTTCGGACTGTTGATTTAAGTCGCCGTCGTATCCGAAACTCATCGGAACTCTCGATAGTATTTTTCTTGAATGTTAGAATGACGTACTGTTTTGGAATTCACTCCTCCAATATAGGACCAGTTGAATTAATCGGAGAAGATTTGAGACTTTGCAAATTCAAGATGATCGATCGGAAGAGAATATGTTTTTCCGGAAGTCAGTTCGCAAATTACTGTCTTTCCGTCTTCTGCGACTTGTTTTACTTTGGCGAGCATCCCTCCGACGTTTGCCCGTCCTTTTGCGTAGACTCTCATAATCATGCCTGGTCTCGGGAGTTTAGGACCGGCTCCGTATGTTTTTCTTTGTTCTCTTGCTTCGGTTTCAAAGGCTTTGTGACGTTCTGTCATTTCTTTAATGAGTACTTTTTCTTTTTCGTTGTGGAGACTTGTGTGTTGAATTCGGTTTCTTTGATTTTTTGCAACTTCAACTTTCTTCTCTCTTGGAGTTAAAACGTCGCTTCCGGTTTTCGTATTTCGGTAGGCCATGTAATCCCCACCTTTTCCATGTACGAGAACCTTTTTCTTTACTAAGTTTGTACTATTGAACATATCAGTGCGACACTAGAGAGGCATTCACCCAAAATCCGGATACTTCGATTACTCCGGAGAAAGAGACTTCCGATACGCAAAGAGGAAGAAAAAATTGAACGTCTCCCGTGCCAGACCGGGAATAATTCGTGAGTTTTTGATCGGCGTTGTTCCCTTTAACGGAAATTGTCCAGCCGCCTAACGCGTGTATATTGGTTATATAATACAACCTTCCGGAATCGTTTAAACTTTCCGTTCCCAAAACTGTGAATTGATTTTGATACTGAATCCGCCCTATGTCTTGCAGGGTGATCGATTTCCTACTCATGAACACAATCTTACTCTAAAAAAAGAATATCGGAAAAAGATATGTGTACTCTGAGCCGATAAGGATTTGCGACGAAACCTATTTTTCCCAGCGGAAAAAACCGGAAAAAAATAATCCGATAAATTCTTTTTTCATATACTCGCGTTTATGGTGAAACAAGAGAAAGGCCGGCCGCGTGGAAATGATTATGAAAAGAATTTGGAAAAGAGAATCAGACTGGAACGTTCCAAAGAGATCGGACTTAAAAACGAAAAGATCAATCAAAGACTCTTACACCTTGCTAAATCCTGGTTCGGTCAAGTGAACACTCCGGAAGTCGCCGGCCGTAATCCCGTATATAACTACGATCAGATGCAACAAATCCGAGATGGGATTCAGTTGCGGCCGACTTGGAGAATCCCTATTCCTCATCTTCGCAGTGCCAGTTACGGCACTTCTTTGATTTCTGCAATTCATACGGTTCGCGTTGAGGACTTGAGTAAGTTTGCGCGGATCAGTTCCAAATGTGGTTTGTGGTTTCGAATGGAAGACGAGGATGAAGAGGTAACGGATGAAATCAGCACTCGTATGAAACGATGCGGTAAATGGTTTGATAAGATGGGTGATTTGACCCCCGGTTGGGCGAATCGCGATCACTTGGGTTCTGTTTTCGAAATGATGACGAGAGATACTCTCACTATCGATTCAATCGCGTTTTTTCTAATTTTTAATCCCTTCGGCAAGTTAATCGAAATCAGATATTTGGATCCTGCGACAATTTTTCCCGTGGATCCCGCAAAAGGGTACAGAGGAGATCGTTCCATTGCGTATGTTCAAATCATCGATGACAACATAGTCGAGACGTTTGGAGCGAACGAAATTCTTTGGCTTCACAAAAATCATCTTTCGGACGTTTCCATGCGTGGCTTTGGCTTTTCTCCATTAGAAGCCTGTATGCTCGATCTTGTTGGCGTTATCAATTCTTTAAAATTCAATCGAGATACGTTTTCCAGACAACATCCTTACGGTTATCTCTCTTTCCAAGGTGATATCAGTCAAGAGGCGTTAGATTCTCTTCAGCTTCAATGGCAAGAAATGATTTCAGGCCTCGATGACTCCCATCGAATTCCGATCCTCGGAACTTCTGCGGGTGAGGTAAAATGGACACCTCTCAACATTCCAAATGAAATGGTATTTAAGGATCTCATGCAATGGTGTGTAAGCCTTGTGCTCATGGGTCATGGAATGGATCAATCGGAATTAGGATTGCGTCTTATCGGTTCACAATCTTTATCAGAAGCAAACCAAACCGAAAAAAGCAAGCACTCGATGACTCGTGCTAAACTTAGTCTTTTAACTTACTTTGAATCTGCGTTTACGAGACTCAAAAATTTTCGGGAAGATGATTTCGGAGGGATTGTTTGCGAATTTAGCGGAAAGGATCCGGAAGATGAGAAGGATAAAATTCAAAAACAAAAAGACGAAGTAATGAATTGGAAACTCGTGGATGAAATTCGAATCGCACAGGATGATCCGACAGTGGGCGAAACAATCGCCGACTTGTATGGCGTTCCGGTAGAAGATTACAAAATGGCTGGTGCCCTCATATTAAATCCAATTTTTCAACAGAATATGATGCAAATTCAGCAAAACGCTGCGGGTACAATGCAAGAACAAGAATATTCGGAAATGGGATATGATGAAAATCCCGAACAAAATGAAAACGGGATAGACGACGAAGAGTCAAATGAAGAATTCGAAGAGGAATTTGAACCGGACAAGGATTTAGTTTTTTAGAAAATCTTGTTTAAAGAAAAAATTCTTCCCGTTACGAAAGATTTAATTTTGCGATTCGAGCGCGGGTTTGTCCTCCGACTGTTGCGAAACCACCCGCTAACCACCAAGTATTGTCATTTAACGCATACGATGAATCCACACCTGAATCGACTCCACCTGCTGGATACCAGGGAAGAGTTCCCGCATTTATCGTACTGACTGCGGCAATTCTATTTCTCGTAGCGCCGTTGACTGTTAAAAAAATTCCCGTTATATACAAAGACGTTCCGTTTATCGCAAGACCAGTGACTTGACCACCGTTTAAATCCGGGTACCAAGAAAGGATTGCTCCCGTAGTTGCATTGATCGCGGCAATTCCAAATCGTAATGTACTATTTAGAGAAATAAATGTCCCTCCAACATAGACCGTATTTCCACTACGAAGAATATCAAATATGTAATTATTTCCAGAGCCATTTGTTGGGTTCCATGCTAGAACGCTTCCTGTAGTCGGATCAACAGCGGCTAAAAGAGTTCTTGCTTGTCCTCCGACAGAAGTAAATCCCCCGCCTAAATAAAGGACTCCGTTACTTAAATACAAAACGTTTAAAGAAAAATTGACCCCACCTGTAGGATACCAAGACAAGGTTGCTCCTGTATTTGTATCCACAGCTCCAATATTTGTTCGAGCCGTACCACCAATCGATGAAAAGGCTCCGCCGATATATAATGTAGTTCCGGAAAGAACTAGACACTTTCCTACCATGCTACCCCCAAGTCCGCCCGCCGGATACCAAGACAAGACAGCACCCGTAATTGCGTCTAACGCGACAATTCCGTTTCGCGTAACTCCTCCGATCGTAGTAAATGCACCGGCTACATAGAGAGTATTTCCATTCAAAGCCATTCCCAATACGTCGGAATTTGCGCCACCTGTCGGATACCAAGAGAGAACGTTTCCGGTTGTTGCATTGATGGCCGCAATTCGATTCCTTGTTTGTCCACCGATCGATGTGAAATATCCTCCGACAAAAATTGTATTTCCGGATTGAACCATTGCTTTGATATAGTTTCCAACTCCTCCGCTAGGATATGCTGGATCTAAGATCGGTTTTGGAACTTGATTTTTAAAAAATCCGAAAGGAAGAAACATTCATTTAACCCATGCTCAAAACGGCCGATCCGAAAATTTGACCATTGATTTTGATAAAGGTATAGATGTCTTTTCTGGAAGCCGTAGAGGTTGGGGTCGGAACTATTGCCCCCGGCCAAAGGAAAGTTCCCCCTGCCCAGGTGATTGTATATGCAGAACCTATTGTTTCAAAGACTATATTTACAACTTCGTTCTCCGTTAAATTTGAAAGTGTGATCGTTGCTGTTCCTCCTGTGATTCTGAATAGATTTGCACTGGAACAATCAATTGTCTTACTCCCCGCGGTAAGAAGAGCTGTTACGGGTGAAGATTGTCTCACGTAATCCGTAACCGTTTTCATTCCGGGTGTATTCAATGCACTTGGAGGAGGAACTGTCTTTAGACCGGATGCGGTTGAAGAGTCATACGCGAGTAACTCGTTGTCTGCACCGACCGGAAAGGCTACAAAGTTTCCCGATCCGTTGCGTGTAATCAGTTGTCCTTTCGAGGAAATCGTTTTTTCTAAAGTATGTACAAGATCGATATCCGTGCGAGTTCCCAAGAATAAACTTTGAGATTGTACGACATTTCCACTTGAAAGACCGGAGGCTCCGTAATTTGTAACGTTTAAAGATCCTGACGAGTTACTCTTGATTAAATTTGTTTCAACATTACAGATCCCCGTAAAAGTGAAGATTCCAAGAAGCCGGTTATTTAGAGAAAACAGAGAATTTCCTGGTCCGACGATTTGGGAGTTTTGCATGAAAATAGTTAAAGAACCGGTATAGAAATCCACACCGTTCGAAGCCGTTCCATTATACTGGATACTTGCGTCGATCATCGAGAACGAATTTGTTCCCGAGTTATCGTTAAAATGGGATGCGAATTTGAGGTTCAATCCTCTGATCTCTAAGGGCCATGTACCGAGTAAGAATCCGGATGCAAAAGAAACATCGGTGTACGTTGCCTTTTTGTATCTGGAAAGTAAAATGAATTCAGAAAAATTTACGTTATCTACCGGAACAACAATTCCTTGGAGAGAGTCGTCGAATTGAATGTATTTTAATCCTTGAATATTGAATGTCGCGGACATCATCGTTGTCCAGTCGTTATATACATTTCCGGATGGAGTCGGTTCTCCCGGTCGAAAGATAAATACGTTTCCTCCACCGACAACCGCAGGCCGTTGACTTAAAGATAAAATCCCATTTGTATCGAGAGTCGCGAGACCGTTTTGAACACCTATTAATGAAGAATTTATTTTTGTATTGATCGAAGATTGTAACGAAGCGATTGCATTCACTCTGGCTGATACTTCCGCGGATACAAGATTGTCTGTGTATGCACGTAGAGCGTTGTCTTTTAAATAATCGTTTTTAAAAGATTTCATTTGTGTTCGACCTTGAATCTTACCGCGCGCATTTGAAAGAGTGGATTCCCACTGAATTGAACTGACACATGACCTGAATCGTTATAAAAGAGTGTGTTTGCACCTCCCGATGTTGAAATGGAAAACCATTTCCCGGATCCGTCACTGACGGAAGCGATCACAGATAAAATATTATTTCCGAGACCTGTAGAAACCGAACAAAGACCGGACGAGTCGGTTGTTCCTTCAAACCAAGCGTTTTTTACAAGAGTGCCTAATGGAGCATTCCCGGATCCTTCTTGCATCGTGCCGACTAACGCAACACTTTGAAGAACCGTTAAATCTTTTGTATCGGCGTATTCTTTAACCGCTCTTGCGGAAGGAGAAAGAGAGGTTTCGGTAAAAAGTGGAGAATCCGTGATAAAACCACTGGAAGGAGAAACGTTGTTATACGCTGGAATGGAAAGAAAATACCAGCTTCCTCTTTGAGCGGAGTAGGCAAGTTCCCAATATCCACCGTCTAAATCTAATTGCCAATCTTCAGGCAGATCTTCGATCAGTCGGCCGCTTCTTAAAACAGTGATCGTGTAAGTTCCGGCTAAATTCGAAATGTCTAAAATTCCAACGACTACGTTGTCATCGGGACTTAGCGGAAGAGTAATTGAAATACCACCTCCCGAGACATCGCACAATACTCGCTCGTATTTGGAGGCGGTATAAGATCCATTTTGAAGAGGAGAGTTCTTCAGAGATCCAAAATTTGTTCTCCAAGTTCCGTCTCCGGATAAAAATCGTTCTCTGTCTGCAATGAGTGGAACGGGTACTAAACCTTTCGCTCCGGCGATTGTATCAGTCGCACCGATGAAAGGATCATCTAAGGCAATCGTTCCGTTTTTATCGGGTAGGAAATAGGATTTTGCGGCCGTCGCAAGAGAGCGAATCACACTCACTATCGAACCATTTGAAACTAGCTGTATTCCTGGATTTCCAAGATCATTAGAAAGTCCGGGAAATCCATTCATTAAGTTTTTTTCAGAACGTAATTGATATTGTGGATGATCGTCGCTTGATGCTAATCCCAGAAGTTGGGAATGTTGTTGTACACGAGCTGTAGTTTTTAACCATCTACCAGGGTTCGGTAGTACAATATCATTGGGGACAATACTTCGAGTTACATCGTGCGGATCCGGTACCGCGGCAGTTGATTCTAAGTCGAATTGATAAAATGCAAGTTCATCCTCTACTTCTCTGATCTGTTTATCTTTTCGATCAAAAGAAGAAATCGCTCTGAGATCCGCTAAAGATTGAACGGGCGTATTCCAATTCGAAAGAACTTGCCCTTTGATCCAGTCTAGATTGACTGCGTCGTTTCCAAACTGAGGCGCGGCAACTCTCAGAGTTCCAAAATCGGAATCATCCGGAAGGCGTATGTCCAAACCGGAAGATGATCCTTTGATTTGAGGACCACCCTTTCCGATTCGAACTTGGTTTCCAATCCCTCCTAGTAAGAAATCAAAAACTGAATTCATTATCCCAAATAAACTTCTACTAAAACTTGATTCGTGTCGTAGGTAGTTGCGACTCTCAAAGAAGTAAGTCCTCCGGTCCAAGCCATAAACCCTTGCGGTAAAGGATGATCGATTGCCGATCCATTGATTCGAACAATAATTGGTGCGGGATCGTCTTTTTTTATTCCGATCGCAGTGTCATCGGCTAAGTAAGTTGCAAGAATGAGAACGTATTTAAACTGAATCCCTGCAGGAATCGGAATCGTTACAAGATTGTCTGTTTGTTTAAATGCCTTGGTAAGTTTTTGAGGTTGTTGGACCTGGAATTCTTGAGCGAATTCCTCAACTTCCCTTTCGATTGCAACGCCGGTTCTATTGAAAAGCTGAAAAAGGACACGATGTATTTCCATTCCTCTATTTTGAATTGGAATGAAATATCGGAATAGTTAGACTATTTAGATCGTACCAAAAGACCGGCGGGGTTTGCAAGAGTCGCAAGTTTTCCAAGACCTCCCATCATTTCCCCGAGTGCCCCGCCAAAATCACCTTTTGCAAGTTTGTCGATTGTTCCGACAAGCGATGTGATTTGTCCGGAGATAACAGGAATCACAGACTTTTCAATGTTTGAGACTGTTGTTGCTAAACTTTTCATCGCGCCCTTGTTTTCGTTGAATAAATCGATCATCGCTTTATTCATATCGTAACCGATTTGTGCGGCCTGCGCTCCAACGTCGGTCGCAAACGTTTCTTTTTTTGCATTATCAAGACTGAGCCCCTTGTTAAACCCCGCGTCAATTTTAGAGTTATCGGATTTTATGTCGTTGTATCCGAATTTCATTCCTGCCATCTCAGAAAAACTTCCGCCTTGCATTTTATTTACGAGTCCGCGAGTCGTTGCATCGAGTCCCCCCATTGCCGAAGACATGTATTTACCGGGATTTAGTTCGGATTCCCTAATTGCTTTTATCACGTCTCCTCCATTTGCTTTCAAGGCTTCAGCCATAGAAAGGGATCCAAAGACTCCTCCTCCAAAAGCTCCTTGTCTTCCTTGATCGGAAAGCTGTTCGGATAATGCCATACGTCTTGAAGGATCCATATTGATTCCGTCTGTTCTTTGCATACCGGCTGAGAATTTAGCGTAGTCGCTTATATCTCCCGAGTATCCTTTTCCTCTTAAATTTTCAGAAATGGTTGCTAGTTTTGAGATATATTCGGATTGTCTTAAGCCCTGAAATCCGGAAGCCGAAGCACCTCCTCGAAGAAAACTAATGTCCGCATTTTTTGAATCTTTTCGAATTGTTTCTAACTCTTTTACGGCTTCAGCGATCCCTTTACCTTGAGAAGAGGCAAAGAGCATCGCTTTAGAATCGATTTGGTTTCCCTTTCCAAAAATGTTTTCACCGGTTACACGACCGCGAGCAACGTTTGCTTGTGCGAGTTCTGAATTTGAGAAATACCCTCCCCCACCTCCAACGTATCCGCCGGTCGCGCCAATTGTTCCGGACTGACTTTGCATTGCCGCGTGATACTGTTCCCCGATTGCGGAGATTGTCTTTAGCACTCCTCCCGCGATTGCAAAAGCGGCTCCGGCGATTGGAATCGCGGCTCCCATCAGTGAAAAATTATTTCCTTTGACTGATCCGCCGTCTGTTCCCGACCCTCCTCCGCCTACAGATCCCGGAAGTCCTGAGAATCCTCCTTTGTCAAAATTTGCGTGTTGAATTTTAATTTCTGCTTTTTGAAGTTGAAGTTGTTTTGCAGAGGTGAGACCAATTCCACTTGGACTCGAATTAGGAGAAGATTCTTCATCTTCGCCGTCTTTCTTCTTTTTCTTTTTTCGCAACAGTTCGCGAGCGGCAGAAATCTTTTTATCAAGAGTATTAAAAAAACCACCTCTTTGAGTTTCGTCTAAATCCGATCCATCGGCTCCGACTTTCGAAGCCATAGCACTTCCCCCGGCATACCGAGATGCCGCTTCGAGTTTCTTTTTTTCGGAACTGCCGCCACCGTTTCCGCTCCCACTGGAAGATCTCTTTTTCTCGGGCACTTTTCCAAGACCGGAAACAGGGATTCCTTTTTTCCCCTTTTTTGCAATTCGGTCGTATTCTTTTTCTACTGACTTGAAGTCAGGCGTTGCCTTGACTTTTATATTTAAGGATTCTTCAGCCATAGAATTTTAATTCGTTATCGATTCTGTCTAAAAGTTCTTTTCGTTTTAATTCCCCTTCACTCGTGAGCATGTCTTGTGAGTACCCGGCCTCTGCCTCCAGGATATGAGCCATTGCCGGGCTTATATTCTCCAGGAATTCCATCGGTTTCATCTTCAGAACTTGGCGTTTCTGAGATTGTAGTTTCGCTCTCATGAGAAGATTCGGAATGTCGAGCCTGGCCGTCGCTTCGAGGAGAAACCTCTTTTGTTCGAGAAATAGATTTCCCAAATGAGTGACTCCTTTCGGAAGTATTTTCATCTGGTTCATAAGAAATAGGTCGAGCAGATTCTCTTCGTCGTTCAGTGCGTCGAGCGTCCCTATTTTTTTTTAACTCTGATTGAAACCAGTTTTCCTTTTTCTCGTATTCTTTAAAGAGTCTGATAACAAACTCTTTGTCCCTTATCTGCTCAAAGGTCTGAATGTCTGGAATTGGAAAATCTTCAGGAATTTGTTTGATGACGTGGTTTAACGTAGCGATTGCGTAGATATACCCGTAAGTCGTGTTCGGAATCGATTCAAGCGATGCCCCGTTTAATCGTTTCGCAACCGCGATTTCAATGTCGAGTTCCGTACTCGGATCGGCGATATCCGCTTCGAATTTGTAAGAGCCACCTTCGTATTTTACATTTAAGATAACTCTTTTATTTGGTTCTAGAATTCTCATTCTCCAATCATGTACGCAAGTGCAACATCGGAGAAGATGCCTAATTTGAAAATGTCCAAATACTTTAAGTACTTGAAAATTATCAAGTTTATTCGATTGACAAAATTGTCGATCATGCTATAAAAAGGTGTATAACCCCTATGGTAATGCGTAGGGCGCGGGGCTACTTCGAAAGAGGTAGCCCTTGCTTTATTAGGAATTTCTAAGTGACAATTCGTAATCCTTCAAATCAAAATATAGGAAAACATTCCTACTATTTGGAAGTTCATCTTCTTCATAGTGTATAAATTGATTTTTCTCATAAAAAGAAACCGCATCTTTTCTCGAATGAACAATAATAAAGCGGCACCCTGTTTTGTTTTTTGTAATAAACCAAGTCTTGATTAAATCTATAGCAATTCTTCCATGTCCTTGATTACGGAATTCAGAATGCGTTGCAAATCTTCCAATCAATACAGCAGGATAGACTTTGTGTCTTGCATTAGGTACAATTAGACTTTCAATGTCGATTGAGGTTTTGATAGCGTTGTTGCTTAAGGAGAAACCAACCAAGGGGGATTCGATTCCGTTCTTATGAAGGAAGTAAGTTTTTGCGGTTAATTCTTCTTCATTATCTTTAGCATGTTCTTTGAAATATTTTTCTAAATCTCGATCACAATTAAATTTTTCGAGATTTGTATTAAAAATGTTTTTAAGATAGAAATCTCCGAAACTTGGTAGATCCACGAGGAAATTATTTTTGTTTATTTTTTTCTGAGAGAGCGGCGTACATTTTTCTTTGTTGCTCAGAAATAGATAGAGCCGGACGTTCCGAAGAGTCTGCTCTTTCAATAAAACGTTTTGCTTTTTCGCCTGTAAGCGTTGGAATTTTTTGAATTGGAGTCGCTGCCATTTTTTGCTCTTTATTATTAGAGTCGGACCAAACTGGAAAAGACAAAAGGATTCAAAAACTTTTAGAAATTTTCCCTAATACCAGCTTGCGACTACTAAACTTTTGTTTATTAACATCCGTCTACTTCCAAAGATCAACCTGTTCTTCTTTTTTGCCAACTAATAAATTGCCTACTACTTGGTCCCTTTAAAACAACCCAATCCATCGGTAAATCTATTGAATATGTTTAAAATTCAGAAATTTTCGATAGATTTTAAATTCGATATTCTTAAAGAATTCAAGCTATTGGGACCATTTCAAATTCGATTAGTTAAAAGCCTCCATAGGTTCCCAATCGATTAACTCAAATTCGACTTCTCTTCCGGAGAACTCATTATTGTTTAACCCAAAACCGTCTGTATTTACGGCACCCGTAAGTAATCCGACGCGTTTTCCGGAAGTTTTGTCTATGACTAAAATATCGTAAAGATCGTCCGCGTGCTCATCACTATGCGTATCAATTACGACAACTCCTTCAACGGGAGTTCTGAGTATATGGAACTCACCCGAAGCGGTTCCTTGCCACGCGAGAGATTTCAATCCTCTCGGTTTTCTATATCCAAGTGCTTGAATTCTTTCAACGTTATTATTGACGTTTACTCGTAACGATTTCATAAATCCAACGGCTTGTCCGTTGATTTTAACGATTGCGTCATTACCGGTGAGTACAGCCGGATTAGGTCGTACGCTCTTAGCCATTCTTAACCTCCGTTATTCGCTCCGCGAACAACGTCCAAATTAACTAGAAAAAACATGTAGTTGATCGGGCTTACGATCTTGCCGTCAGGGAAAATGAAATACAAAGCGTCACCGTCACGACGAATGTCGAACTTCTCGTCGAATGCGGGTTCACCTGTATAGATATTTCTTGTAAGCCAGCCGTATTGCGTAATATATACATTACGAAAGCGTTGTGTAACTGCGGTTCGAATATCCGCATCTGTAAGATTAGTTCCGAGCGCATCCGGATCTGTTGGGACTTCGCCGATGAACGTAACGTCGAGCCATTCCCTGAAATCTTTTACGAGAGCGAGTGCGGTACAAACTGTGGACGCTTGATTTTTAATCAGGTTTTGGGCTTGATATGAGGTCAGACCCATTTCGATTTTAAAAGCCCCGTTATTTGGCTTTCGTGTAACGATGAGCCCACCCGCTCTTAGAACTTTTTTGATTTGGTTCTTGGAAAGTTTTTCGGGTGCGTCTACGATATTCAGATCTTTGTAAGTTGCCGTTTCTCTTACGTTTGTGGAAGCTTTGATTGCGTTATGTAAAACCGCGAGCATCCAACCCGGATAAGTTTTTAAAGTGATCTTATCAGCCGCGTAACGAGTGATTGGAGAAAGACCCAAGACCATGTATTCGGAATTGGTTGCTTTGATGTCTTCGATTCTCGCATCGACTGACTTCGTTAAATCTAAGCCAGCACCGCCAAATCGTTCATCCGAACCGTCCGGTGAATTTCCATAGGTCAGTTTATCCGCAAGATAGAGAACTACCGATTGGATAGAGGTACAAACGTTGACGTAAAATCCTTTGGAAACTTCCGTATCGAAAACGTAATCAACCGCATCGATATAGTCCTGTGCGGTCGCAATACCCGTAGAACCGCCGTTTAGATAAGTAAAAGACGCCATATCAGCAAGCGGCTTTCTTTCTTGCGTTGCTACAACTTGGGCGAGACCGTTCCCTAAAAAGAAACTTTCTTGCTGAAAAAGAAGAGATTTTATCGTGACCGGAGCCGATTTCACATCTACGGCGTCGGTAAGAGAAAGATGGTCTAAGGTAGAAGTTTTTCGATCGGGCTGTGAAAGAAGAGTGATTTGATATCCGACTCTACTGGAAACATAACCGACGAGCTCTCCAAGCGTTGGATAGTCTTTGATAGGAACATTTAAGTTAACGGATCCGTCGGTCGGCGCAGTTCCGGAAAGTGTAACTCGAAGTGAAATCCCATCGAAAGTGAGAATTGCGTTTTGTCCGTTACCTACATATTGAATTTGTAATTCGTTTGATTCTAAAGGTGAAGAAGTTCCAATTCCGTCACTGTCCCCGATTTGAATGATCGTTCCGCCGCTCGTTACGCGAAACCGGATTTGATTTCCTCTCGGTCCTGGAATGATCGCTTTTACCGTATTCGAAATTGTCGCAACGATAGAAACAACCGGCGCGCTTGCATAAGCGTTCGGATTTATGTTTAGAGCTTTGATGAGCTGCGGACCAGCCGCAAATCGAGAATCTTTGGAAGGAGAGAACGCATTAGAAACGGCGTCCGCTAAATCACCGGAGAAAAAGACGGACCTTGCTTCATCTGCACCGCTAAATTCTAAAACTCGTTTCGACGTTTCGAGACTTGTGTCTCCTGCGTCATACCCGTTGTCTGCGGGTCCGATTAGAATTAGAGTATTTAGATCCGGAGAGATTCCGGTGCTTTGAGCTTTAACTCTAAAGGCTCCACGCGCACCCGGTTGGATGTATCCGCGCCCTAGAAATTCAACTTCTCTAGAGCCCATGATTGATAATTCTCCAAGCGTCTTCGATACTGTTTCCTTTCGCTTTTAACTCCCGGTAAAAGAAGTTTCGAAAGCGGGGAGAAATCGTTCTTCCAAGTTCTCTTTCTTTACAGAGTAGAAACTCTTCGGGTGTTTGATTCGTTTTAGGTTTGGTTAAAACTTTTGTTCCCTTTTGCAAATTTGCGTCTTCGTCTATCAAGGCTTATCCTCTAACCCGAAGCTGCCTTCCAGTCGGGTTTTACTTCGGGTTAAAAATACATCGAAGGAGCGAGTATCGGGAAAAAGGAATGCGGGTTTGGTTCGAAAAATGGATTTGGATTGTACAAGTCGTACGCGGATTTCAAATCCCCAGAATGGTTCTGAAAAATCGGCTGTGCTTAAATTGGGTTCTGTATCTTCGGGAAGAAAAACTGTAAGCCCGGGATATAGAACCGGAAGGTCATTTGCCATGAGCAGGGTCACGGCGAGGGCGGCGTCATAGATCCATTTGTTTGTGTTCCGACCGGCGTTACCGGTTGCGAAACCGCAAATGACGACCTCTGACTCTACGGTGTATTGAAGTTGTTGGAAGTGTTTCTTTCGACTGAATTCATCGAGGAACGATTTTGTGGAAAGACGTTGACTTTCCGGAAGTTCTGAAATTTCAGTTAAAAATTTTATAAAAGATTCAGAATTCTTAAAATGGTGTTCGTTTAATCCTAAAAATTGAGTATTTCTATCCGTTGTGCATTCGATTCCTACTTTTGGAAATTTTGAATTTGGTCCGGTTGTTGAAATTCCTTCTTGGTAAAGCGGATGTCCATGAACTATGGGAACGTCTATGTTTCGTAAAGAAAGACCGGTGAGTGGTAAGGAGTTACGAAAATATTCTACAACCGTATCTTCCGGAGGGGCCGGATACGTGATTAGGATTGCTCCCCGGTCGCGTCCGTCTTGTTGTCTTGCTTCTTCTTCCCGAAGACTTGTATCCATTAGCTCGGATCATAGAGCGAAACGGATTATCGGTTCTTTTTTTTGGCTAAAAGATCTAAAATCAAATCTTTGGTATCGGATGCGACTGCTTGTTTCAAAGTTTTAGATTTTAAAGCCGATTTTACATCCTCTTTGATTCCGGCTAAAATTTTCTGAGCGGGAATAGCAGGTTGAAAGAAGTTACGGCTTTTTTCTGTGACTACGACGAATTTTACAAAGGATCTTTGAATTTTTCCATTTTTGTATTTTTGTTCTCTTGCAAAAACGTTTCCTTGACTGGTCATTCCGGGATCTTGTCTATATTTGTACCGATTTCGAGTGACCATTTGTCCGTGAGCGTTTTCTTCTTTGAAACTTCCGGTTTTGATAATCACAGAATTGATTGAATTGTTTTTTGGACTTACGGGAGTTCCGTTTTCATTTTTAGTGATTGGAACAATTACATAAGGACCGTTTGCACCCATCCTGGCGCGGCTTCCTCCGAGAATAGATGGACGCATATCGTAACGTCCCCTACCTCGCTCAATGACTGCCATATAGTTATACTTTCCCTTATTCGGGTGATATACTTGAAAACCTCCCGGAATTTTCCGAATTAAAATTCCTCCCCCTCCTCCCGGACGGTTGGACATTGCCATTTTTCCCCACCAGCTAGGTTTTGCGGCGAGTGTATTGTTCGTCCAGGCTTCTTGTGTCGCTTTTGCGATTCGATTTAGAACGAGCTTGGTTCTTGGAAATTTTCCTTGTTCATAGAGTTGTTCGTAGTTCATAAAAAAGGGGTAGAAGATTCTACCCCTCCTGAAATTTCTCTAAACGTTGTGTGTGCTTGAAACTTTAGAGTCTGACTGGAACGTTCGTAAACACTCGGAACTTGTCTTCCGCAAGGATTTGAAGAACGCTATAGTTTTCAACGATCCCAAGACGAGAACGTAAAGCTCCTCCCGCTCCGTAGGGAAAGAGCGTCTTCGTATATCCCAGAAGTTCGGTTAATACTAGAGTTCTTGTGTCGTCGCTTGCCGATTTAGAATTAAAATCTCCCAGTACCATAATCGTGGTTCCGGGAAGATCTTCGTTTAAATCTTGGAGAATAGTTGTAGGACCCGCAGTGTTTTTCTTTACCTCTCTCATGTAACGAATGATGGAAGAATTCGGGCCTGTTTCACGAAAGATCACAAATCTTGTCTCGGGTACTCCACCCGTTCCAGGAGTAATTGTAAGTTCTGCCGCTCCACCGTTTGGAATTGCTATACTTTGTTCGTTACAAGCTTTCGACCAATGTCTCAAGTCACCCGCAGAGATTCTGTATTTGTAGGTTCCTACATACGATCCTGTGAAAAGAGATCCGGGAACCGAAGCCAAAGATGCAATGGTGAAGGAAGGAGTTGCGGGAGCTTCCGTATCACTTGTAGCTCCTTCAACCCAAGCCCCAACTTGGTCACGTCTCATGGGGACGCTCCATTCATGACGATCGAGCCAGATATCGTCGTCGAAAAGGATCATGTTGTCTTTGGCGTTTGAATCCGCTACACCGTGAACGATATTACTAAGAGAAGTGCTCCCTGGAGATTGGTTGTTATTCTGGATTACAACGGCTCCCCCTACTCTGTCATAATTTTGATCATAGAGAGCTTTTGTCGCGGGGTGCATTTTAGCATAGTTCACCTGACCGAATTGTTTTGTTCTGACTTGAGAGCTATAGTATTTCATTTCATCGACGGCGGGTAACGCACCTCGACAATCGGTGTAGAAATTCTTACCTAAAGACTTTACCTGAGTTTCAAAGCCATCTTGTTCCAGCTTATTTAAGTCTTTCTTTCCAAACCAAATTTTTCTCATTTGGTTTTCCATACCGCGCCTAAGTGCGGCGTTCGATTGAGTAAGTTCCGGATCTTGTGAGTTATTTACGGTATCGACTACTTTGTTAAAAGAATATCCTTCCGCAATATAATTGATTTCGTTATACAATCGATCGAGTTGTGGATCTCTGAAGGAAGGTTCATCGGACTGTCCGATATAGGAAGAATTGTACCAACCACCGCCATGAGAACGATTCCGGTTGTATTCCGCGATAACCTGATTTGTGGTTCTTCTCGGAACTTCTTTTAAAAACTTAAAATCTTTGTCCGTTGAAACGGTAGCCACGAAGACTTTGTCAAGCGACTGCATGGATAAAACTGCACCCGAAGAGTTGATGTCTACGAAAGGAGTCGCGCCGTTTAAGGCAGTGTTCGCTTCGAACGCTTTTTTAATCTCGATTAGTTGATCGAGTGTGTGAGGGCCGGTCATATTATTTTTGAACCTCTTTATAATCGTTTATAAATGCTTGTGCTCGGTCGGAAAGTTTCCAGGTGGACTCGAAATACGCGATATCTTCCATTTGGCAGCGACCGGCTTCGATTCCCTTGATGATTAGGTTTCCGGTTTGATCTCGGTCCTTTCCTGTAATGGGTCCTCCCCCCTTTGTGGGATCGTTGGACTTTTGTATTTTGGAAGTGACTGGCGCTTTCTCGGTGGCTGGACGATTTGTGAGCGCTCCAATTTCGGATTTGAGAGTTTGAACTTCTTTTGATAGCTGGGAATTATCTTCCGCAGTATCCATTAGATGCTCAATCGCAGCCGCGAGAGTTTCTTGACCGGCTTTTAGAATTTCTAGTGTGCTTTGAATTTCTGAGATAAATTCAAGACGAGCTTTTTCGATCTCCTTCTCTTTCTCAGATTCTTCTTCGTCTTTTCTCTTCTTCTTGTTTTTTTCCTCTTTCTTATCATACTTTTCGGATCCGGTTCCCTCCTCTTCATCATCTTTGTTTTCTTTACTCTTCTTTTCGGATTCTCCAAGTTCGGATTTTGCAATTTCGTTTCCGTCGTTGTCGTCGAAATACGCATCAATTACATCATCTGCAAAGGATTCAGCTTCTCCTTCCGAAATTCCTTGAGCAATCGCCCACTCCTTCACCTTATCTGTTTCCGGAATTACACTTCCAGAATCTAGTAACGTTGTTACTTGCGAAGCTAAGGCTTGTAAGTCAGGTGCATCTTCGCTAGTAGGATCGTCTGATTTTTTTACGTGTTTTGATTTTACACGCTCCTTCAGACGATTGATCGCGTCTTGTATCATCGATTATTCTCCGCTCAGTTTTAGAAATATGGCATCGGTGAGATTTTCTAAATCTTCGCCTTCGATGCTGTATTCTGTTTGGAGAACCGAGCGAATCAGGGCGGACCGAAGTTCCATTCCCTGATTTCTAACACGATCCGAAATATCGGAGATGATGAGTTCGACGAATCGATCCTGCGCTTCTGGATCGGATTGAAATAGTTTTGTTAAAAAGTCGAGTTTACGTTCAATTCGTCTAAGTCGTTCTAGTTCGAAGGATGCTAAGTTCGTTGAAAGATCAGTAGGATCTGATACTCCTTCTAAAATACTCTTCTCAATATCTCGAAGAAATATTGCTCCCTTTATCAATTGAACCGAAGTATCGGGATTGATGACCTCCTGAAGTGGAGCAATCGCACATTTACGCAGAAGAATTTTGCGAATTGTTTTTCCTTGGTAGTCTTGAGGTCTCGCAAATCCGGAAACGGAAGCTCCCCAACCTTGAAACCCGGCTTGTAATCCTTTTCGAATTTCTTCTGCGAATTTGTTTCCGGGAAAAAGCCTTCCGAGAATATACAGTCCGTCGTCTTTGATTCCATAGTGCGCCGGAAAATCTTCTTTCAACCCGATTTGTTCGGGCGCGCCGATAATTGCTTCTGCTTTGGATTTTTGTAAATCGACAAGAACCGATCCGGTTAACTTACCTTCTTTTTTTAAGTCCCGAATTTCTTTATCAATATGGTCCGTTAAATGGTTAAAATCGAAGTATCCTTGAGAAGTGAATTCGGACCGCATCGACAGATCCGCATATGCGGATTTAAGGATAACTTCTCCTTGTCGATCTTCTCGTTCCGAAGACGCTTTGACTAGGATTTTGATTGCGCCAGTCCGATCCTCCGGAGTGGCTTTCATGATATGGAACGGGTGAAGAAATTGGGTCTCTGACATAGAGACCCTTGTATTAGCGAAAGAAAAATCGGAAGGGAAAGATATGGATACGTGTCCCTATTTTTGAAATTCTTTAGATAGGGTGTTGCCGGAATTCGAAATTACAATATTGAATGCTAGATGAAAGATTTCTGTTTATGCCTTTCAAAAAAAATTATAAATAATAAAAAATATGATAAAGTTATTACTGATCCCTATATACCGTTAATTTGGACACAAACCCCGCGTTTAGACGCAAAATTTTGGACACTCTACTATGTAGAGATTGAGTAATATGAAAACCGATTTGTTACTTGAAAAAAGTTAAATTTTAGTTTAGAAAATCGCTTGTGAAATTAGTCTATTTAATATAGCCTTCCAGAAGCGTCTGGAATGAGTCGCCTAGCGTCTCAACGAGGGGCTTTCAGCCCCATCGCCAGTCGCCGTCCTCATAAAATTTATGTATCTTTGCTACCTGGATGAATCTGGGACTCCAAACATTCCTGGAAATACAAGCCACTACGTTTTAGCTGGTCTTTCTATTCCTGTGAAATTCTGGAATATAAGCGAAAAGCAAATTGATACTATAAAAAGAAAATTTAATCTTGAAGGTGCCGAAATTCATACAGGTTGGATTTTAAGACCGTATTACGAACAACAGAATATTCCAAATTTTGAATCATTAGACCACATACGAAGAAAACAAGAAGTCGAAAGATTTCGGATATCTGAAATTCACAAACTTCAAAGACAAAAGAATTCAAAAAGATTAAAACAAACAAAAAAGAATTTCAGAGAAACCGCCTCATATATTCACCTCACTTATACAGAACGTCTTAATTTTATTACAGAGTTAGCGCAAACAATTGCAAATTGGAGCTATGCCCGATTATTCGCTGAATGTATTGATAAACTTCATTTCAACCCGACTATTTCTGCAAGACCTTTAGATGAGCATGCTCTTGAGCAAATTGTAAATCGATTTCATAAATATTTAGAAATAATGGATAGATCCGGACAAGTGCCTGAAAGTTACGGATTATTAATTCATGATAATAACGATACGGTAGAGAAAAGGCATACGGATTTGATGCGTCATTTTCATAACCACGGAACATTTTGGGGGAATATTACTAAGATTATCGAAACTCCTCTATTCGTTGATTCAAAACTTACTAGTATGATTCAAATTGCCGATTTATGTTCTTATTCTTTAAGAAGATATCTAGAAAATTCGGAAGACTCTTTATTTAATTTGATTTTTCAAAGAGCGGATAGAATTAACAACTCTGTCGTTGGAGTTAGGCATTTCACTTCTCAAATGTGCAATTGTAGAATATGCTCATCTAGACATCCTTAAATAAAAAAATACGGAATATTAATTACTCATTATCATCTATTACTTTCAAAATAGAAAGATAAAATAAGTCTATAAAGATTACCAGTAAATACTCGAATTTGTTGTCCATAAATACGAGTTGGGAATAAAATGGGGATGTAATTAAAAATACTAATTGTCCAGTCACCTTATTTCAAACCATCCACTCGTTGAATGTGAAGACAATTCTTGTTTTCCTAATATTGTCAAGTCCGTACTTTTTTGGATTTTACTGATCAGATTCACGTTTTATAAAAACTTACGGATCGGAAACTAAAAGATACACACGCAATTTTCCAACGCTACACCCGTTTGGACTCCAATATACACGGGCTTGAGTAAGGGAAGTAAGAATTTCGAACGCAAATCCTAAGAAAATACCGGATAAAGACAGGTCTGTTCCATTAGCGTCTAACCATTTGTCAGCGGTTATCGTGTCTCCTACCGTGAGAGAAGGAGATCCGTTAAATGGTGTAAGGACTCTAACAAAGACTTGAACTACCACAGAATTCACCTGAAGAATATCCCCTAAATTTAAGGTGCCGGCCGCATTTGAAAAATCGATTTCGGCTTCAGCAACGTTTAGTTTTTTCAAACGATTGTCCTCCGGAAAGTCCTCATTGGTAAACGGACCGAGAAAGCTAGGCATTTAAAGTTTCCCTCGAATAAAAATAGCAAAGCGAAATATATCGGAATTTTTTAGATTATAATAAAGTTTCTTGGTCTTCTACCGCAGATTTTCTTTTTTTCTTTTGTTTTACAATATCACCAACCGTATCTAGGTTTTCTTCTACCAAAGAAATTCGTTGAGTGTTTGAATCGAATGGTTTCACCCAGTTTTTTTGAAGCTTCATTTCTCTAAAAAAAACCTCAAACGCGTTATAAATTCGAATCCTTTCTTCTCTTTGTGGATAAGCAAGTTCCCTAAGTTCGCCATCCGTCAATGAATCAGGATCGCCGACTGTATTTGGGGCAACCAGATAATTGTTTTTCATTCCTTTCGCTTTCATTTTGTCTTCAACGTAAGATTCAAAAGCCCTTGCGAATAATTCCCTTGGTTTTGACCAATATTTTGATCCGATTTTCTGCGCTGAAATAAAGTAGTTTGTATTTTTTCCTGAAGGTGATTTTCGAATAGCATTCATCAAAACTCGAGCTGAATCGCCAAATGACCCTTGAAAATCTTCGCTAACGTAATGACTTCCACCTCGGTTGGCTTCTTTTCCTGTAGCCAAGTGATCTAAAAAATGCCCGAATTCGTGAGCAAAAGTTCCATCCCCTTTTTTCTTTGTTAGATTTATGATTCTGTATCCTGGTTCATAATGAGCCATTGCCTTTCCAATTCCACGAGCTCCAAAAGACATGCTTAAATTTCCTTCATGGATCACTTTAGACAGATCCATTTCTAAAGCGTCTTCTAAATCTTTTAAAGCACATACGAAACGAGTAATATGTTCTCGGGAAGTTCGATCATCCATATAATTTCCAAATTGTACGGATTTAAAACCCCAATCTTGAGTCAATCGATCGGATGCAATTTCATTGGGTTTAACGATACGTCCATTGGCACGTATGAGCTTTGGAAGTGGTGAACCGCCATGAATTTCATAGCCGGATCCCTTTGTCCCGATTGAACGTTTTTTATCCAACCAATCCCAATTGTTTTCCCTCACTTGATTTTTTGGATCTTTTGCCCATTCTTCGCGGGAATGAGGTTTTTTAAAATTAATTGCATAAGCATATTTTTTTTCAGCAAACTCTCTTCTACCTATAGCATTTTGAAAACGTTTACGAAAATAATCTTCAAACGTTGGATATTTCTTTTTCACACGCTCGATATACTCTTTATCTTCGCGTAGAAAATTATTGCAATACTTTTCATACTGTGCCTTTGCTTCTTGCTCACCAAGTGGTTCAAAAAGCTTTGCATTATTCCAAATATTTTTTCCGGAATCGGTTCTCCTCCGGAGAAGGTTAATCAGTTTGTCTCCAAATACAGTAGAATGTACAATCAAATTTGGATCGTTATCGAAACGATAGGAAGGTTTCTTTAAAAAGACCATGATTTCTTTACGAAAATCATAAGAGTTAATCACTTTTCCATTAAGAATTCTATCAACTAATACCTCGGAGCCAGGGATAATTTCAGCAAAGAGTTTTTGATATTCTTCCTTTAGAATGTTTTTTTCGTTCTCAGTAATTCCATTTAATTTTGATTTAAGAGAGTTCATAACCTCTCCAAATTTATTGCTTAAATCGTAAGGACTAATCTCAACAAAATTCAAAGAATAACTTTGTATTTCATTGATGGTTTTGGCGTTAAAAATAGGCGCCATAATCTTTTCTAAATTTTTAACGTATTGTTCCCGTGCAAAAGGAGAATCGGCAGGTTTAGACGCTATTGCTTCATAAATTTTTGCTTTTAAATAGGTAAGCCCTGCACTTTCCCCTTTTTCTTTACGTTCTCTAGCGTTGAATGGAGTTATCACTCGATCTTTCTTTACGACTCGTTCGGCTGTTACGAAATCCATATTTGAAATATCCGCATAGGAAAGTAATTTTGAGAGTGCGGCTCTTTCTTTCTTCGAACCTTCTACGCGAGTATTTGCATCTTTGAATTCCTTGTTTTTTTCCCTATCATCTAATATTTCAGAAACGGAATTAAAGGACTTTTGTTTTACGGACTTTACCGTTTCTTTTATAAGTGTAGTGTTTGATTGCGGTGGGATAGCATTTCTTTCATCCAAAATTCCTTGAATTCCCACTTCAACGATATGTTCACCGACTGCATTCTGATTTCCTTTCATCGCTTCAGAACGAACATTTGGATCCGCCGGTTTTACGATTTTTCCATATTCTTCCGGCTCTGAAAAATATTTCTGAATAAGGCGTTTTGATCTTATACCTTGATCGATCGCTTCGGTTTTTGTTTTAAATCGAACTGGCCAGTCTTCTAATTTATCTCCATCAGTTGGTAATTTTAAAGTCCAATCATTCGAATTACTCGCAACTCCCCGATTCGAAACATTCAATTCCGGTTGGTAGTTATCAACGAAGGTGCGTGAGATTCCTCCAGACATATTTTTATGATACAAAATATCATCTGTATGCTTGGTAAGAGTTACTAAGCGAGTAGAGACTCCGGTTTGTCTGAAAGAATCTTTTCCAGTAAAAGAACCTTCCGGTAACTTTTCAGACGATCCTCTTTTTTCAGTTAACCACTTTCGAAATTCCTGTGACTTAATATCCGCCCGAAAAAACGGACCTTCAGACATGATTGCAACGAGTTTTCCGCCCGGTTTGAGTAGAGAATAGGCGTGTAATACATGACGAATATCTAATCCTTTCTCGAACGGAGGATTCATTAGAATACGATCATACCTTCTATCCACAAAATCTAAAAAATCGTCCGCAACAATCGTATATCCTTTTGCTTGCAGAATGTTCTTTAAGGAAAATATAGGTTCAATCGTATCAGGATGAATTCCTGTCTCTTCCGAAATTACTTCCGCTAAGTCTCCTTTCCCGGCAGAGGGTTCAAGAACATCCATTCCAGGCTGAATATCTGCCTCAATGATAAGTCTTTGTGCTAAGGGTTTTGGCGTTGGAAAGAATCCTGGAATTTTATTTCCAATCAGCTCCCTTTCCATATTCCGAATTTCAATTTTCTTCGGATCGGATCCGCCGCCTTTGTTCTTTGCTATGAGGGTGCGAAGATACTGACCGGCTTCATGGACTTGTTCAAAAGTATTTAGTCCTAACCGAAGGACAGCTAACGACCTTTCGGCATAGTTCGAGTAAGGATTTCCTTTAAAATATAACTCATAGGGTTTATCTTTTATAATTACGGGGTTTTTTGTATTTGGCTTTGCGGGACGGGCATAAAGACACTGTTCAATTTTATTAAACTTATCCATGAGTCTTTTCAAGGACTCAACTTCTTCCAAATTAGAGGATTCGATAAATTCGGCTTCATAGGAACCGATTGTTTTTTGAACCTTCTTTGCTTGTTCTAGTTCTGACTTTGAAATCAGCCCGTTTTTGTATGCCCAGGTCAGATTATGACTGTATATTTTATTATTACCAGAAACAGTTATGTGATTCGTTTCTGTTTCTGAAATAAATCGCGGTTCTATTTTTCGAAACCATACTGATAATCTCTCGGTGAGGGGCTTCTGAGTTTGTGTATCTCGATTATTCCTGTGATTGTCTAGTGAATGAGAAACATTGAGAATTTGTTCAATGTCCTTCTTGCTTTTTATCTTTTTGAGATTCTCAGGAAACGTCCCTAAATCTATCTCATCCGCTATTCCCCGTAACGCAGATTGAATGTCCCGCATTTGTTTGGTGTCTTCATACATAGCATCTGCAATTCTCGCTCTGCGAAACGTTACATTTTGTCTTGAAATGGGTGGGCTTTCTTTGTTACGAATCGATTCTTCCATCGAATCGGCTAAGTTTCTAAACTTTGTGGATAGAACTGCGCGTTTTACTAGCGAGGTATCATCAATTGGTTTTGGTTTGATTTTCGCGTTATAATTGAGAAGAGATTCAGTTACATAGTTTCGAATAATCTTTAAAACGATCGAAGGTTCTTTTTCTATAAGTTTCGAAAGAGCGTCGTTTATCTTTGCCGATATAGCGAGAGGAATGAGTTTTTTTTCTACGGATTCTTTGAGTCTTTCAACGTATAAACTGTCATCCGGATTTAATTCAGAGTCCTGTAATTGAACGACAATTCCGGAGAGCGAATCCGACGTGAGTTTTGAGGTTTTGGGTTCCTTTACGTCATGTTCACCGGCCGCATTCTCATTTCCAAGCATGGCCTCTGAAAGTGATCTTTTTGTTTCTTGAACTTTTGAAGAAATTAAGAAACGAATGATCTTATTTAGGCTTTCAGAGGAGATACTTACAAATTTGTAAGAAATGTTTAAAAGACTATTTAGATTGTTTTCTCCCTTGTAAGCGAGATCAACGAACTCACTGGCTCGTTTGTCAAGTCCCGCGTCTAAAAGCGTATTTTTTACCTGTGTGATAAAATCTCCTAAGTCACGAATCGATTCAGGGAAGTAGTTGGGTTTGTAATTTTGGTTTAAGTATTTTCTTTCTGTCTTCGGTGCTATATTTAAAAGATTCGGTTCAGAAGAGAGGGTTTGTTTTTTTGGTTTTTGTACTTTTTCTGAAATGAGGGTGAACGGTTTTTCTTCGATTGAAGGCGGTTCGCTATTTTTGTTTGTTTCTTTAGGAGAATATTCGATCTTCTTTACCGTATCCGCAATGATCTTGGAAGCTCGTGCTTGCGAAGGCGATTTAATCATCGCCCAGGCCCCCTTCTCTCCGGAAGGTTTTACCTTTCGCCAAACGGAACCGTCGGCATGAGTCGAAGGCCAGCCTACCGGCTTTTCCTTCGATTTTAAGACTTGCAATGTGGATTTAACAACTTCACGGATAGACGACATTCTACCCGAAAGTATGAAAGAATAGAGTCTATCGGAGTTTGATTTTCAAGTCAGTGAAATCAAAAAGGATTCCTTTTTTTCACTCAGTATACGCCGAAGTGGACGTAGGACTCCATTTGAACGATACGTTCGTATTTGCTTTCCCTTGACCCGGAGAGAACTCATCGATCACGTCTGTGATATATCCAAACTCACTGATCTCGTCTTCCGGTATCGGATATTTTTTAGAAGCGTCCATTACGATACGAAAGGGCATTCCCGGACGTAATGGAATAAAAGGAAGATCAAAAGAACCACTGGCAATTTTTAACTCTTCGATATCGCAGAAAATATTAAAGAGCATATCGCGAATTTTAGCGAGTTCACCTTTGTAGTTTTCTTTGATTGTCTCGTTTAGATTTTCCTCTTTAAAAACGAGTCCGGCCATCTTTACATGAAGCAGTTTTGGACCGAAAATTGAACGAAGTCTGTCTTCGTATTTCGGTTCGGAAAGAACCGTTCCAAATTGTTGAAATGTATTTTGAATTACGTGAACACCCGCGATAATCGAATCTTCCGAATCTTCGATTCGATAATTCTTGAGATCATCAAAGGCTAAATAATAACAAGCGTCGATATTCGACGTTTTTAAATCCCGGTATTTCCCGTCCTTCCCAAACATGTAAAAAGGGGTTGGCCTGAAAACTACCTGGGCCTCCTTTCTTCCTACTTCGTATTCTTCGATCGTATTCGATCCTATCTCACCTAAAGAAACCCCCTTCCCATACATTCCGTCGATTTGAAAGGTTTGGAGTGGATCCACGAACAATTCGTAGAGAGGTTCGGAAACATACGATCTTAGTATTTCCCAAAAGTTGACGTACGAGCCGATTGAAAAACTCGATAGCACTTGAGATTCGTATGTGAAATATTCCGTGTATGCTTTTTTTGGAAGAAGGATCGTTAAAATAGAATCGGGATCGTTTTCTGTAGTCGGTGAAAGGACTGTATGATCTGCATACCTTGAAATGTTCATCAATGTACAAAAAAACTCATCCCAAAAGTTTTTGATTAAATCGGACAACTGTCCCTGTAAAAATACTTTCGTCGCTTTTGTGATCACTCCTGCATACGATTCTTGGGTCCGAGCGGGTGGTTCTCCTTCCGTTCTTTGATAGTCGATAAAAAAGTCGGTGTCGGAAAGAAGAGTCTCAATCGGTGAAATAGTCACGCTTACAAAACTTTTTCCATCGGCCGAATATTCTCTAGACGCAGATTTTACCTTGCCAACGTTTAACTTGTTAAACCTACTTTCCTCTGAATTGCCTGATCCATTATCGTAATAAATAAAAACAATACTCCGGACCGGGAATATATCTCTGAATCTTAAAAATTCTCCCTCTTTGATTTGAGACAAAGGAAGTGGAGTATCTGCATTGCGTTGAACGAAGTATCCTTCTTGGTAGGGAATTGTAAGCGCGATTCCTCCCCTTTGCGCGGAAATGGAACGATGAGATTTGATAGTCGTAACGTGTTCTACGGGAAAGAAAATACTACTGGATGATCCAGGTAAATGGACCTCGATCGCAAACGATTTTGGCGGAAAACCAATACCCCTTCGCTCTGTTATCTTTTCTACTTTGTCCGGATCGAAAGCTTGAGTCGACACAGAGAAAATCGTAACGGATTAGGTCATATCGGAGGACTAGTCTTTGTAGGAGGCAATGGACCTGGGTTATAAAGATGGTTGTGTTCTTTTAAAGAGGTTCCCGCCGCGATCACATCTGCATCAGAAACGATTTTTTCAGTTGCTTCAATTTTACCGGTTATATCTAAATCGCCTTCAAAGGTAGTTTTTCCCACAATTTTTGTATCCCCGTTGATTTGAACTTTAGAATTTATCTCCACGTTTTCAAATGTGAGAGTCGCTTTTTTGGATGTAAAATCAAACTCTAATACGACTTCTTGTGAATCGTTATAGACCTCTATCTTATTCGTAGTTTGACGAACCGCGTAGCCAGACTCATGAAAATCAATTATGTCTGTCTCCGGGTCGATAAAAGAAAATTTATTCCAGAAGTCCTGAATATTGGATAAGTCGGAATCCTTCGTTGAAAAAGGGAAAACTTGAGTGATGATAGGAGCGCGAAAAGAACCTCCAATAAACTCAAGCAATACGAGCTGATTTTTTTTAAGACCAAAGGCTCTACCATGTGCATTTCCTCCTTGTTTCAATGCAGGTCCAAAGTATCGAACTTTTTGAAATGGTTCTCCAAATGCAGTCAAAACATTTGCACGAAATCGAGGAAAGACGTCGGTTACGGTTGCAAGCATCGGAGGAGTCATCCTCGCGTCCGGAGACTGTGGTTTTTCCTGCCAATCGAAAGGATCGTTAGTAAAAGATCCTCTCATCTCGAAATGATACTACTCCCGCCTGAAATCGATTCCAAATAAAAGCGAAATAAAATCTTGTCCCCATCTTGTAATACTCCCAAAAAACGAGCGTCATTCACTCTTGGATCCGACTTAAACTGTCGTATTAACTGTTGGATATATCCCTTACTGAATATCTCATCCGTGGTTTCTCCCCAAACGATCGGATTCCCGAGCTCCGGACTTCCAGGAATCGATCCAATTACAATATCAATGTGATCCAGCTTTTCATTCACGAGAGCCTCATCGCCTTCAATGATTGCCAAATCACCCGTCGGCGAAACATCAATCCCTCGATTCTCTGTAAGTTTTATATCGCATCCAAGAAGTGCGATTTCTAAATCTCTTGGCGTCGGATTGTCCGGTAAGACCGTAAACACATTTGTCTTTGTCCCAAAGGGGATTTTAATCGCGCGGCTTGCAAGAATGGTCGTTTCATGTTGTCCGTTATAAAGCGCGAGTGCTTGACCTAAAGTCGCGTCCCCTAATTTTTTCGCTGCGACCTTTTCCCAGGTATCACCCGATGAAACGTAATGTATGGAAAATTCATTGTCAACAGCCGCCTGATTGATTGCGCTCTGTGTTTCTAAAAGAATCTGATTTACCGTCAATGCAAACTGGTAAACATCGTTATCAATCCAAGCACTCAAATCCGCGTTCGGTTGTAGGGACATCGATTCATACGATCCTCCCGTTTGAACCGGAATCGTAAATTGAGCAATAAGAGAAATTAAGGCACTACAATCCGAAGAGGCCTTCTCTAAACTTTGTCTAAAATCCGCTTCGTTCGATCTTGATTTTTTGTATGCGTCGTCAATTCTTTGTGAGATTTCTTCAGCGTTAAATCCCCGTTTTTTTGATTTTATCCCAAGGTCGGCTTTGGCACTCTCGAAGGTTTTTCGTGCTAACTTTCCTTGCGCGTTAAACTGATTTTTCATCCGATCCCAAGAAGAGAAAAGTCTTTTGGAAGAGTTAGCAAAAACTTGAACACCTCGCGCGACTCCAAGAAGCGCACCCGACAACTGCAAAGGGAGATTTACGATATTTTCTAACTCGTTCATGAGTCCCGAAATGGTTCTAAACGGATTGAAATTACTTCGGATGAGCTGACTCGTAATTGAAGAATCAAGTTCACGTACAACAACCAGATTCAACGAATATTTGTACGTATTTGTATCGGAGACGGAACGAGTAATCGTAAATCCACTAGACGGAACAACGACCTCAACGGTTCGGTTTCGGTCATAGTCGCGAAAAATCATCGCGTGACTCTTCCAAGTCAGCCTTCTTTCTCTAAAAAGTTTTGCAATCTTTGAACCTTGAGGATCGTTTGACGTATATTGTACCGGGTCAAGATTTCTGGAATAGTGCAGGATGAACATAAAATCCTGGAATTCTTGAAGTCCCGATCGAAAGTCCCCTCCTCCGAGGCTTAGATAACTGCTTCTGATTTTATCATAATAATTACTTACAGTATTCGAAACGATACTTTTGGCGGCTGAAAATGCGGATTGAATAAAACCCGCACCCGCATCTCCCGGAATCGCAGACCTGGGTTTTGCAGGAAGTCCCAGGTGATAAATGTGGAATTCGCCTTCTAATTTAATCTCGTGGTTGTCCGGTCCATAGTCAACGACCACGACTCCCCCAAATGTTTTTTCAATCCCTACTCGGTATTTGAAATTCTCCGTATATTGAAGCGGACCATTTACAAAAAAATATTCATTCGAAACGACATTCCCGTCCGTGAGATTATAGGAACCGTTATTTTGTTTTTCATAAAAGGAGAGAGAAAATACATTCTGCGGTTGGTAAGTCGGTGCTAAACTTCCGGAAAACGCTCCACCCGTAACAGAATTAAAAGCGGATTTCGCACCATCTGCTACACCTCCGCCGAATCCAGAAACCGAATCGAGAACTCCCATCGCTTGGAAGAATAAATTCTTTCACTCTATCGGATGTCCGATTTTTGAAATATAGTTACGTTTTCATGTATGGGAACTCCCGTACCTTATATTCCTAAAACGGAACTCGAATACAAAACGGCTCAACAAAATAGCTTACTCGCCAGTGGTTCCCGGTTATCAAATTTCAATCCGGGATCCAGAATCTCAACTTGGATTGCGACAATTGCCTCAGTTCTTGCGGAAGGTGATGTAAGGACTCTGAACGGATTCGATTATTCGATCAGGGAGGGAGTATATAACGCATTCGGATTTACGAGATTGCCCGGTTTAAAGGCGATCGGAATTCTTAGAATCGATCATTCAGGCCATACGAGTCCTGTAAATATTGGGGTTTTCACACTTGATCTTTTCGGTCTCGTTTATGAATCCATTGCGCCCGTTACAATCCCCGTTGGAGAATCTTCCGTTGAAATCGAAATCAGAGCCAAGAACCCAGGGAAAGATTATAACATTACTCGGCTTTCGATTGATACACAAGAAGGACTTGGTTCTGTAAATGTACAAGTTCCGCCAAATACAAGGATCTGGAATCCGAGTGATTTCGCGGGCGGAACTAATATTGAAAGCGAAGAAAATAGACTCCGTCGTTTTCGCAATTTTATCGTTTCTCTTGGTCGCTCTACTCCGCTCGGAATCTATACAGCAGCGACCTCGATTCCCGGAGTGGCTGGAATTCAACTTACGACAAACGTGAATCCGTTTTCAGGTGCGTTTGAAATCGGTTGGATCAATCTTTATATTTCGGACGGAACTTCTAATCCTCCTCAAAGTCTTCTTGATCTTGTTCAGAAAACGATTGAAGGGGATCTAACGGATCCAGAAAATTTTCCGGGCTTTGCGGCCGCCGGAACATTTGTCGCAGTTTTTAGAATTCCGGTTCTTGGAATTACAGTTAAGTATGATTTGCAAATTCAAAACGAATCTCAACTTTCAAACGAACAAGCCTTAGATATCGCACAAAATCGGCTTACTCTATATCTCAATACTTTACCAGTTGGCTTCGATGTTTTGTTAAAACAAATCGAAGGAACAATTTTAAAAGCTCATCCTGATTTTTACAAAGTAAACATTACCGAGTTTTATGGAAAACTCGCATCCGATCCGGTTCCTTTCCCTCTTCCACCTCCGAGTGATATTTCTGTTCCAACTGTGGATCTTCCAAGAACCGGCGGAACTTCCGGAGGAATCATTTCAGGATCCGTAACTCGTGTGGAGCCGTCTTAATATGCCACATGAAAACAAATTACTGGCTGGACTTCCTCAGTTCAATGAAACCGACCCAATTTTCAAAGAACTGTTCGGTGATCCTTCTCGTCCTGAACTAACTCCTGTCTCGAATATAAACGATATCAATGTCGGTGCGATTTACAACTCCGTAGAGTGGCATCTTAGATATCAGGATCTTGCGGTCAAGAGCGCGGTTTTATCGGGTGCCGAACAACACTTCTTAGAAAAATGGTCCGAGTTACTCGGAATACAACGACCTTCCGGAATGTCCGATTCGGAATTTGTCGGTTATATCATTGGTTACGTTCTTTCGAACGAACCTACGATTCCAAAAATTGGAGAGATATTTCCAAGGCCAGATTTCGCAATTCTACGGTGCGACGAGTTAGGTTTTGCAACCGAAGTATCCGCAAGCGATCTCGGCCTCATCCTTCCCGGACCCGATACCAAAGCAGTTTCGGCAATCGTCACGCCGGACAGAGGCGCGACTTACGTTCTCACAAACGACTTAGACAAGTTATCCGACTTACAACTCACCGAACTCAATCGAATTCTTGCGGCCGGCGTCGCCGCATTTGCAGGGGAAATAGATGGCTAATGAATTAAAGATTCCTTTAACAAATAACGAAGTAAAAGTATATTATCAAAGTTTACTTCAAAAAGTTACAGCGAACGATTTCAATCGATTGTCGGGAGCAGAATCCGAACATTCTGCAATTCCCGCAGTCCTAACCGCAATACTTGCGACTATCGGAAGAAACACGGATACTGCAATTGGTTTTTCCGTTTCTACACTTGATAACCAAACAATTAAAGTAAGTGCCGGTCTTTATATTCGACCGCACGCAGTTTATATCTTTCCACCTGTAACGCTTTCTCCTCACTCCGGTTCTTTAGAAGGAATCTATGAAATCGAACTCGAAGAAACTCTTACCGATTCTTCGGCGGTTTCTCTTTGGAATACAACCACTCAAAGATTTCAACCCCAAGTAAGACCGACTCGTAAAACATACAGGACGAGTCTTTTTGAACAATGGGTAAACTCTCCAGGTCTTCCAACACCGACGACAGGTAGAATCGGTCTTCTATCTTTTAAGAAAAATGTGATCGGTGGACCCATTACAAACCTCATCCGAATTTTACCTGTATATGATCCGGGTTTAATTGGAGTGGAAGTGCAGTTAGATCCAGGAATCGGTGACCGAACGTCAATTGCCGATGCGATCAACTGGCTTTTTGGGCATGTGGAATCTAAAAATTTTATTAGGACTTCCGTTTCACCCGGTTACGACAACGCAAAATTTCAAGTACGGACGCAAGGAAACTTTGCCTATTGGAGTAAGGATAATGGAGGTACTTGGTTCCCTTTCGCATAACCCCACCTAGCGGACCATCTTCTCCAGTATCGGGAGCCGGTGGCCATTGGGTGGGGAATTTAGGACCTGATCGTTACGATGTATTTCCAAAAGGTTCTTATTCTATCGGAGACCTTTGGCACGTAGTAGACGCACATATCGATCAGGGTGGAAACGTTACCGATTGCGGGCAGTGTGGGGGAAACACTAGCTGTCATAACCTTGGACCTTGGTTTGATTGCCCTGACTGTCCGGCGGGATATTCTCAGAGCAACACAATTGGCCTTTGCTGGACCGGCGGAACAGTTTTTACGCCGTGTTGCACGAGTACATGCTGTATCAACACATGCAATACTTGTCATGTCTCCAATTGGTTTACTCGTTACAAAATTTATAAGTACGAATTCTTCCAATGGACTTTAATATCTCAATATACCGTCCACGGAAGACTCTGGAGTTAGTCAATTATGGATGAAAAGAAAAATTATGATTTTTCAGAAAAAAGAATGGGAACATGCTTTACGTGTCCCTTATTGTTAAAGGGATTTTTTGGAGAGCAGTGTGGAGTTTGCTACTGCTTTGTAAGGCTGAAAACAAAATTAAAACGAGAATCATGCCCTATAGGCAAGTGGTAACGAATATATGTCTGGATGTTGCGGAGGAAGCAGTATGAACCAACAATTAATTTTTCAACAATTGAGCCAACTCACAGGCCTAGGTCTTAACAAAGGAAAAGATGCAAGCGAAGCGGCAAACGACGCAAATATTTTGATTGAAGCATTGCTCGTGAAAGCGAAGGAAATGGAAAAGTCCTATCCTGGAAATAGTGAGGATTTGATCTTTCACCAACTCACTCAGTACGCGTATGGAAAGTTCAGCGTTGAATCGGATATTTCTAAAGTTGTAGAAAGCGTGTCGGCAATCGTGTCCGATCTGTTATCAAAAGCGAAGGCTTTGGAAAGTCGACGTTCCGGTTTATAGTCGTATGTTTTCAAGAATTTGGACTCGAACCAGTCTCTTTCTTTGGAGAATCAGGACTTCTCGATTTTCCTCTAAGACACTGATTGATAAAGAAAGATGGCGACTTGCGATTCGTAATCACTGGTCGCATTGGTTTAGTTTTCGTGTTATTCATTTACTCGAAAACTTCAATTGATTCCCCCGGAAGAAAAGAATGGAAACAAATCTGATTCTATTGATCCTAATGTATACGGTCATCTGGACCGTTGCAGTTTGGGTAGGTTGTGCGATTTTAGCTTTTGTTATTTACTTATGTGTCTTTGGATTCAAGAAAAATGGCAGATAGGCTAAAACTCACGTCTGAAAACGTAAGTAACCTTTTTCTAAAGTATCTTTTCTAAAAGGCGGAGATACGACGGACTTTGTTTGGGATTGCTTCGAGTCTCATAGAATACAATCTATCGAGAGAAGTTTGGATTACTTTACCTTCTGGAGTTCCTTACTTTTTCATAAAATGAAATTAAAATATCAAGTTACTCTTCTCACTTTTAATCCAATTCTCCGTATTGTAGTTCTCTTTCAAAATCTCCAATCATTTCTCTTTTTTGCAAGAATCGCAATAGTCTATCCCGATCGACATACGCTTTGTCAATTGCAGTCATAATCTCATCAAAGGCGCGCTGAGATAAAGCGTGAAAAAACAGTCCCTCAGTAAGCAAAGCTCGAAACTGGAGAACTTCCGGATGGTGTCTAAATGATTCGTGATTTTTCAAAGTTTCCTCCAATGTTTCATTTCAAAACTACCAAAGAATAGTCTTCCTTAACTTGGTTTGCTTTAAAAATCGTCTCATCAATATCCAAAAGAAAGGATTTTGCGAACATCATCGGCATACTCGAATCGTCTTCGATCTCTTTGAGTTTCATTTGTAGAGAATCTTTGATAATGGATAAATCTTGAATAATTACGTTAAGCCTCCCAATGACAGACGATGATCCGACTCCTTTGTCAGCAGATACGGCGATAGAAGCCGCGAGTTCCTTGATTGTTTGAGGGGACAAAGACGTTACATTGTCACCAAGTACGCGCTGATAGGTTTTGGATAATGAATCCATCATGACTTCGAGCATCTTACGGTTTGTAGCCGCCGTTTCCATAGACACCGTCCTGAGTGCCTCCCGTTGAACATTCGTTGCGACGGAATCGAAATCAAAATGATCAAACTGGCCAGACTGTAATTCTTTCAAATAGTTTTGAATGACAGACGGCCCACGACCTGGGTATTTCGATCTGTTCGCAACATACCATTTGTATGCCCGGATCTGCATCGTTGCATTCGGCTTGTCGTTTACGTCTTTTGCAAAAAGTCCGATGACTTCCGCAACTCCCAACGGAAGCGATTTGTCTTTTTTGTGAACGAGTGTAAAAAGATCCGGAGTTAGGTCATTCAACGCTAACCGCTTATTCACTTCTCCGATCGTAATCCCTAATTTTTCAGAAATTTTCTTCGCATCCCAGCCGTTTTCTATCATCTTCCCGTATGCTTTCGCCTCATCGGTCGGTAACACATTTCTCCGGTGGTTTTCTGAAAGCTGAGAAGCTAGTCGGTCGTTACTGGAAGCGAATTCTTTTGGAACAATTGGTATTTCGAAATTGGAAGGAAAGTGACCTTCTGCGATCAATTCCTTAACCGCCTCGTATCTGTGGTGACCGGCAACGACCGTCCATTTTCCTTCTTGTTTATCTACTATAATTGGAAATCCGGGATCGTATCCACCGTCTTTGATTTTTAATTTTAAGGAATTGATTTGATTTCGATCGAAATCTTTTTTTGCAGTATATTGTTCAATCGTTCGGATTTGATTGAAAGGAAGTTTTGTCGGAAGTGAACCGCTCTTCGTAGTTCTACTTTCTTTAGAAGGCTTTATAACCCTTAAATGTCTTTTTTTAGCTGTAGGCTTTTCTTCTTTTACCTGCCTTTCTTTTTTGACAGGCTTCCAACCGTCGGCAGTTTTTATTCGTGTCGATCCATCCTTCCAATCTTTCTTCGTTCCCATAGGAGCGGGAGGACGGCCACGTTTCCCTTTCAAAATCAAATTTAACTTTTCAAGTGGCTCGTACACTGCCAGTAACATGGCTTTAAACAAGTTGCTTTCATCTTCGGATAATCCGGATTCTTTTAATTCTCCTCGAAGATCTACATAATCGGAAGCGATGTCTAAAATATCTTGGCGCGTATCGGAAATATAGGCAAGATCTACAAATTCTTTTGCCCTTGAATCCAAACCTTGACTTAGAAGAGTTTTCTTTATGTGATCGATTAATTTTCCATGATCTTTGTCTTCCGGAGAGAGCTTGTAAACGGGGCGATCTGAATATTTCTTAGGACGGATTCTTACCGCCAATTCTTGTTTAAGACTGAAGTGGTTTTCCGTATATCCTTCTGGTTTTACAAGCCTTGTCGAAACATAGTTTCCGTGTTTTCCATGAACTACGATTTGTTTAGGTATGAGAGCGGCCGAATTCCCTGATTTTTGGACAGAATGTAGATACTCCTCTTCCGGAACAGATCCGCCAACTAAAACAGACCTCAACCGATTTGCTTTTTCGGAAAGCCTCGAAAGATCAATATTCGAGTTTCGAAATTCATAAAGTTTCGATTTTAAAAACTCAAGTTTCGGACTCTTTAATTCCGTTTTAGTATTCTTTGAAAAAAGCCACTCCTTAAATTGAGGAATGGTCAAAAGAACAATCGAACCAAGACCAGTCCAACCCTTCTTGTAGTTTACAAGATATCCTTGTTTTGCGGATTTCTCGTCGTGAAATCCGAGCATTACTTTATGCTCGTCGAAAGATCCATCCTTCTTTTTTTGATTCACGACAAAAACAATTTGTGAATCGGGATCCGGACCTACAAATACATCAACGTGATCCCCATCGGCTCCTTGTGTCCTTTTTATATACCCGTAATCAAACTTGATTTGATTTCTCCAGGGTTTACCGCTTTCATCAACTCCAGACCGATATGAACCCTTCCGATTCTCGATTGAAATATCAATCCCTTGAATTCGTACGTGATTTTTTTTGTAGTTGCCTGCTTTCTTTTGAGACGGAGTAGGTTCTGCTTTTAGAACGTTAGAGGATTGTATTTCGAGAATTGATTTTTGAGTCTCATCCTCTTGCTCGGAATCGGAAGGATCTGAAACTTCGACTATTTCGGCTCGGTTTTTTAAATATTGTGAAAGAAACGAAGCGCCAAGAGATTTAAACTCTTTGGAAAGAGCGATCATTCCATCTTGAGAAAGTTCTTTTTCGGAAGACCTGAGAACGGTTATTAAGCCTTTGCGAGACAGGGAATTGATCTCCCCTTCATACCAAGGTTCTTCTTCTCCCATCACCCACTCTTGCCAAAGAGGATTTGTTTTTGTCATAGACAAATGAATCTTGTCCAAAATCGTCTCTGCAATTTCAGAAGTGATATCCTCCTTTGTAAGAATCTCCATTTCTAAAATACCTCGTCTCAACCCACTTTCTTAAATGATTGAATTTTCTCGGTATTTATAGAGTGCTTCTTGGTTTTCTCTTCTTTGGTCCCGGTCGAGTGATTTTACAAATCCGTTCCAACTCCCGGCTTGAATCGTTGCGCCAAAGGGTAAAATCAGAATGACGGGAATATATCCATGCAATGTTTTAAATGGGATTGCGACTTTTCTCTCTAGATTGGATACAAAGTCTTCCGGCTTGTGAGTATCTGCATTGTAGTGTAATACGATAATTTGTCCGACTGGCTCAGTTCTAAATTTGACTTTGTTTTTCCAGGTAAACCAAGCGAGGGAAAGCATACCGACCAAATATTTCACAAGGATAAGGTGAAGTCTTAGGGTTTGAAGTAGAACAGACGCACGGTAAGAAAGTATTTTATAGAGGTCCGTTCTTTCTAAATAGAAAAGAAACTCGCTTAATTTCTTAGTTAAAAAATTTGTTTTAAATGAAAAGAAAAGCCAACCAAAGAAACGATTTTTAAATTCCATATTTATCCCTTGTTTCATCCTAAAATCCGATTACTGCCTTCCGTTGAAATTTGCGAGTGGTTTCATTTTGAAAAGTTTAGGTTTGTCCCGATCCTCTCCACTTCCGCCTTCGATAAATCCCGTGACTCGAAACGTTGGATAATAGTCGTAAATAATAGTGTAGCCCGTTTTCGGTTTATCGGACAACCACTGGATTCTCGAATCTCCAAAGATTAAAAAATCCGTTCCTTCCTTGTGAGTTACGAAACCGTTTCTTCCTTTAGAAATAATTCGATCGATTGAGGCAATGGGAGAATAGGAAACGACGTCAAAGGCTTTGTTTTGGTAGGCGATAAACTCGGAATGTCTAAGAGTGGAAACAAGAAGTGTGATAATATCACCTTCTCCCATTTTGTAACCCCCTCCCAGAACTCCCATCAGCTCCCCGTCTTGGAACGTGATTTGGCTTCGATCAAAAATTTTTCTCGAATCCGGATCCACTCGATACGTTTTGTACCCTATCTTTACCGGGTTGTAGAAAAGAACTTTAAGTCTGTGTTTACCATTGACTCTTTTCGGAAAAATAACTGAGTTTAAAGTATACCCACTGTATTCTACAGAAACGGGTTTTTCGGTTTCAGAATCAGGGACTTTGAAAACCTCAACGACACCGATGATTGCACCAAATGGAATTTTAGGAAATAAAACGTATTCGTTTTTTCCTTCCGCTTCCACATACATTTCTTCAACGAGTGAAACTTTATATTTGAGAAGTATTGAATTCCAATACTTCAGAGGCTCTTCGACTTCGAAGTATTCTTCGTGGATACGTTTGATTGTGAGTTGTTTTTGGGTTTCCCGCGAAATTAAAACCGCGCTTTCAATTTTTGTAATCGGTGCGTAGCGTGTGAAAACCTTATTCCCGACTATTTTCCAAGCGGTTTCTTCCTGAATGAGTAAGTCCTCTTGGAATGTTCGAATGAGTCCTTCAAAGCAAAACTTACAATCCGGTAGCCTTTCCTCCGCCGGACAAGGGCAAGAAGAAAGTCTATACCAAAGAGCAGACTCCCCTCTTCTCTCTAAGAGGTCTTCATTCGTTAGGGGAGTAAGAATATTTGGTTTGGTTGTGATTGAAAAAGGTGTAACTCCACCTTGTCCTGATTTCCTCATGCCTTTGAAACTTTGGTCGCTTGCAGGACGAATTCTTCGCGCTTTTTATCGAAACCTTTGCGAAGTGAGAATACTACTTCTATTCCTTCTTTGATTTCAGATTCACTCAAGAAAGAATATTTTGCGTTAAAGAAATATTCTATTCCGTCGTTTCCTGTGATAAAGCCGTAACCTCCGCGATTTGAGTCACGATTCCAAGGGATATATTTTCTTATTTTTCCGGTTAAAGTGTGTTTGTAAGTTTCCAATCGATATATTCAGTGAGCCACAAATCCGATTCAGGTTCGTGACAACACGTCGGTTCCTCCCAGACCCCGATTGAATATAGATCACTCTTTCGTATCGGACCAAAATTTCTTTCAAGCCTCATTCTTTCTTCATTGGCCTCTACGTTTTTTTCGTATTTGTCGTCGGTTCGAATTCGTTCTTTTGCGTCTCTGATTTTCCCTTGTCTGAATATTTCGTCGATTTCACTCAAGTCTATATCATCGATTTCGTCTACACTCACCGCTACATATTCATGCGAGCAATTCGGGTGCATAGGACAGCAAAACTGATAATCTTCCAAGTGAAGTAAGGCGTTACTTTTTCCAGGCCAGACAGCGATTGAAGTAACTGGATCGCCGGAAAACTGATCCCCACCCAAATATACGAGTCCTAAAGACTTCATATATTTTTCGTCTTGGAGGCTGTCTAAAGACGGAAATACTCTCGCAATTTGTCCCAGAAACTCCTTACACTTTGAACAAACAATTGGGTTCGAATCCAAGTCAGACACTAGTACTCGCCACCTCCAAATTGAACGTACTGAGCGCCTTTTTTTTCATTTGCGAGCATGAGAAGTTTACCGTTATTAAAATTGATCGAGGCCTCTGTATATGCAAAACGAGTCATGTCCCGATTTAGGTGATTCGTGACTAACTTTTCATACACTCTTTCCCGACGAGATCGTACTGTATCCGAAATCCCATCTTCGAATAAACCCAGAGCTTCTTGAATCTCCGAGTCATCGGGCGAGATCATGAGTGTTCGAATTTCTTCCTCAGTAGCGTTTCGGGCGAGTGCTTCCGCGATTTGACGCCTATACATTTTTGTGATTAATTCATACGCTCGACCGGACCTTTTACCGTTCTTGTCATAGATTGCGAGCCATTCGGCTCCTTTAGCTTGTCCATAAATTAGGGAGTAGGTTTGCTCTCTCGTTAATCCTGTTTCTTCCATGAGAACATCAATATCTCCAAGTTCGGGAAAATTGTAGTCCTTCGCGCGCTCTGAAAATTCTGGAATTGTCATCTCCATAAGTTCATCCGGATCTTCTCCCTCTCCGATCATGTATTGAGCGATATATCCTAGAATTGTGGACTTGTTTCTTTCTTCTTTATAGATTCTGTTCCAGTCTTGGGCTAAAAAATCAAAAATTCCTTGATCGGCTTCTTCTAACTCATCCCGAGAAATGACTCCTTCCGGAAAAACGATCCTACCCGTTTGTTTTAGAAGTTTTGAATAATCCTCTAAAGGGTTAGGAGTGACGTTAATCGTTCTCGGAAAAAAAGTCGGACGAACAAGGAGTTCACCGAAAAATTTCTTTCGCAAGACTCCCATTGCATCGGACCAGAGTGATTTTTGAATATCAAAATGGATTCCCTTCTTTGGATCCCCAAGTAAGGCGTACTGTAGGGAGATAAAATAATAGAGCCAAGCGTATGTAAGTTCCCGCAAGACTCTATATTCTGAAAGAGGCGATTCTCTATTCATAAAGTAAACCCTCTCTAAAATTAAGAGAGGATTAAATTTTTATTCGATACCCGCTTCTCTGATTAATTTACACGCTTTCCAAAACAGAACGTGAAGCACCGTATCCTTACTTCTTTGATTGTCGAGGGACGAGCAGACGCTATCATATAAAACCTGTTTATCCTGGGAGGACAACTTTCCGATCTTTTCGGCAAAATCAGTATCTGAGTCTTCAGTACCGGAAACAAGACCCGCGATTCTAAGTAATCTAAATCCCTTCCAGAATAAAATATGAAGAACAGTGTCTCGGGATTGATTGTTTACCACCGAGGAATTGAGACTATCGAATAGATTTTGCCGATCTTCGGGACCAAGTTCCAGAACTAGGTTTGCTAAAATCACATCTTCGTCCTCTACGGACTCCATTTCTTTTAAATCGTTTCGTTCTATATCTTCAGACGCGGGAGGTAAGGGATGCGGAGCTTGTAGAGAGGTCTCCTCGATAATAGATGAGGTGTTTTCGAATTGATCTTCGACCGCTACCAATTTGGGATCATTGGATACGGATTCATTTTGAGTTGTTTCGTTGTTAGACACTGGATTGATTCCTTTTTTTAGTTTTCCCGATTGTAAAACGTGTCCGGTTTTATCGGGAAGGGAATCCTATTTGGGGGGTTAAAGTTTAATTAAGAAGTTGTGATTAATTCAGTGGCGTGACCGAAAGAAAATCTGGATTGTATTTTATCCGTTAAAAACAATACGCAATGCAAAGGAAAACACGTTGGTTTGTAGACGGGACTTTGAGTCAAAAAGATCTTAAAACCGTTTGTTTCAATCGATAGGAGAAAGTCTTTTTAACCGGTCATTTTCAGAATTCCCTTGAGAATCTTTCTACGAAAAAACTCTAAGGCTGTTATCCGATCCGCGATTTCAAATCGTCTTAAATCTACGGAACATTCTAAAGGTGTTCCGGTATTTGATAAAACGAGAATAATTCTTTTTTGGCTTACGATAGATCTCCTGGATGATTCCATATTCGTCTTTTTTTGGATATTCATATTCCCCTCGCAAAGACTCGATAAGTTTTACTTTATCTCCGACTTTAAAAACAACTTTCCTATTTAATAGCTCGGAAATATCTTCTATTAAGTCCCCTTTCTTTTTGCTGGATAGGGTCGCAAATTTCGCTTTCCGATCTTCTATATCTTTGATCAATCCAGCTATAATCCGCGCTCGTTTACTGAAGTCATAGTCGTCAAAAATCATATCCTTCTTTTATCTTTTTGAAAATTTATTTGGGTCTATCCCAAACAGTCCCAATCTCTTGTTTCGTATATCCGACGCTGTTTTGGGTCTACTTTCTACCTCATTTTTTACAGTAGCATATGATCTTGTTATTATATCTTTTTTTCTTCCGATAACTTTTAAAGCCCAATAGCGCAAGGCATCCATCGCGTGATCGTGATTTTTGATAGGCACCTCTTTCGCGTTTCTCCCGTCCTTTTGAGGTTCCCAAGAATAAATTGAAAATTCTTCGATCGTATGAACACAAGTTCGAAATATCTTTAATTTTACACCCTGGTCTGACTCTAATAATTTTATGAGAGCCTGGATCCCGGTTGAAACGTCTTTATCAGCCGCAAAAGTTACATATCCACATTCCGCCATCGTCGCGCGGTCTTCCGCGTCGTGATCGGCAACGATCCAAAAATTCGGCTTTCTTCTATCTCCTATTAGTTCACAGTGCTTACGAACTGTTTGTTCTGTGAGATAATGTTCATCCGCCAAATACCAGGTTTCGTTTGCTTTATCGAAAAATAACCAAAGGAAAACAAACGGATTTGTATATCCGAAATCCACAGCACCTGCACAGTCCCATGTATCCGGAATTTTGAATGGCTCGACAATTGCCGACTCAAACATCGGATAGACCAGACCTTCAACGTCTATCCAAAGTCCCAGATACAACCGGTCTCTTTCGACTCCTGTTAGTTCCGAGAGCATTTGTTTGTACTCGTCTGTGATAAAAGGATTATCTAGTGGCGTCCAATGACGACGCGCCATTCTGCTAAGTCTTCGGGAGGAAAGAACTTCTCCCGTTTCAGGATCTTGTTTTAATACAAAATACTTGTAAATCCAATGAAACCGATTTCTCGGATTACAATCGACGATCAGTTTGTTTGTGAGTTCTTCCCTTACATAAGAAAGTCTGGTTTTTATTTTTTGAAATGTGGGATAAGAAATTTGTGTAGCTTCGTTTAAAAATATGGTATTGAATTCCGTTCCCATAATCTTCTCAACGCGATCTGAATCATCAAGGCCCGCTCCATAGATTTCAGCTCCGTTTGTGAATGTGATAACATGGTCGCTCTCATTGGTTGTATAATCCCGATCCTTTAAAAATCCCATCTCCTTCAAACACGGAAGAAGGGTCTGTCTCCAAACACTCATCCTTAGATGATTGAGTCTGTATCTGGCTATTAAGTGCCTTGAACCGGCGGAGATCCAAGCGCGAGAAATAATCGCCTTGATTATAAGGTAGGTTTTCCCGCTACGAGCTCCACCGTCGTAGCAAAGTTCTTGGATGGAATGATTTGCCCAATCTTCGTCTAGGGCAAGAGACTGTTTTTCTGAAAAATACTTATCCCTGTGGATCGTCTCCGTCTTGGCTTTTGCTGGATCTATCTTTAGAAGCTTCTTTCTTGCCGACACTAATCGTTTTCCCGCCAATCACCTTCTCGATCGATCCAGGAAGCTCGCCAACTCCGGCGATAATCTGAATGTTGAATTGGCTTTTCTCATCCGGAGATCCGGACTCGTTTCGGATAGTATCAGGTAAACCCAATGATCGGAGTAGTTCCCGGAGGAGCGTATTTCGAGATTTAATCAGATGGGCAAGATCCTCGTTGGAAATTTCAGGATCATAGATTCGTTTTTGGATAAGATCTAAGAGTTCAGTAGATTCGGTATTCATCCGCGCAAGAGCCGTAGAAGCGCTGGAAATCAGGGAAAACTCCATTTTTTCCCTCACTTTTCCTACAATTTCCTCACGATCTGCGTTCCAACCGTTTCTTTGGATTAAGTTGTCGAGCTTCTTGTAATCGATATTATATTTGCGGCAGAGTTCTTCTCTCGAAGTAGCACCTTGAATGTATGCTATCCTAATTTTTTCTTTTATCTTCGCCGGGAGCTTTTCAGATTCAGACGTGCGTTTTGATAACGCATTGTCTTTGCTACCCTTCGTCTTTCGGGCAGGAACTTTCTTTTTAGCTACCATTCAGGGAAAAACTATAACAGAATTCGTTTTATCATAATCACGGTTTCAAGGATAAAATTTAGGTTCATATTGAATGGGAAGAATATTCTAATTTCTTTGAAATACGATACAATCGATCATCGGCCTCCGAACAACTTCTCTCATCCAGATCGATTCCAATAAATTTTCTTCCATTCTTTAACGAAACTTCTCCCACGGCGCCCTCTCCCATAAACGGATCGAGAACTGTACCACCTTCCGGACACCCGGCCAATACACAGATTTCGAATAGACGTTTAGGACCGACGGCAGTATGCCTACCTTTCGAATTCGGGGTAGCTATCTGCCAAACTGACCTCCGTCTTGCAGTGAAATCCTTTGATCGAGCTTTGTTTTGTAAGATTCGTTTTTTGATTTCGGAAGGGCTTTCCGCTTTGTGATCCGAATAGTTTTTTAAACTCATCCCCTCATACTCTCCGTGTTCGTTGGCACCCATTAATTTCAAAATAGCGGGTAGCGCCGTTTCCCCGTGATGAATTCCTCCGAGTGGAACCGCGACTGAGCGAGTATCCATATAATATTTCTCGAGATCCAAAACAAAAAGGAGAGCGTATTCATGAGATTGAGTAAATCTCCTTTTTACGGATTCAGGTTTACACGAACCTATGTTCCCCTCATCTGTTGAAATCGATTTTGCCCATACGATTTCCTGGACAAAGGTATATCCCTCTTCTTCCATCATGTCCACAAATCCGGACGGAATTCGAAGTGCACGGCCATGCTGAAACGAGTCGCCAATATTGACGAAGATGGTCGCTGAGTTTTTAAGTCTTTTCTTTGCCTCTCGAAAAACCAGTCCAAGGCGGAAAAAATATTCCCAAGGTGCGGCCTCTCTTCCAATTTCTAAATCAGTTAAAGAATGTCCTTCGGGCAAATATTTTCGTTTCTGAAAGTAAGGCGGGGACGTTACGATACAGTCGATGCTGTTCTCGTGATCAACTTTCGAAAAAGTCCTTTGTAAAATCCGATCCGATGCTCCGCACGAAATTTTGTAATTCATTTCATTCTATCCTCACAGAGTATTGCAATGTCTTCAAACAAGGCCGTGGAACATTCCCACTTTCCGCCTTCTAGTTCAGCGATATAGGATTGAGAGTATCCGAGAGCTTGCGCGAGTTCAAACTGAGTCATCCGAGCATCTTTTCGTAACTCCCGGATCCTCGAGGCCGTTTCTGAATTCTCAAATTTAAAATTCTTATTAAATGACTTTGACCTGGCCGCGTCCGCCGAATCCCGAATTACGTCCTTAAATTTTCCTTTCCATTCATAATTTAGGTTTTTACCGTTCACTTGGAGAAGGAAGTTGCCGTCTGACAAGTCGGATATACTAACCCGAAGTCCTCGAATTTTTTTCTTTTCCCAAAGTCCTCGTAATTCTTCAAGTGTGACTTCTTTACTGCTACCCGACCGAATTTTCTTTAAATCGGATTTTATAGTGGCAATTGGAATTCCGGTATCGTTTGAGATTATATCTAAACGATTGTTTTTGATTTTGTTCCCTGTGAAAAATTCAGGACAATACACTTGATAGATTCGAACTCTTCCTTGATGTCCGAAATGTCTCCTTTTCGTATTCCGAGAAATGATATATCCGATTTCATTTTTGGGTGAAACGATATAACCGGAAATGAACGTCCATCCAAGAAGCTTGACTGCGTTGACCCGGTTTTCACCGGAGAGACAAATATAGGTATTATTTTCCTCGATATACCTGACGGAAATCGGCTCTTGCAAACCGAACATATCGATGTCGATCGATAAATTTCGAATAAAGGCCTCGGATTTTCGTTCAAAGAGTTCTGAGTTCTTTGGATGAAACTGAATCCGGTCCAGTGGAATTTGTGCGATTGGAGGATTTGCCTCCGATTGCATCGTAAGAATTAAACGGGGTTTGATTTGATCTTGCACACCCCATGCGTATCTTTATAGCCCCGAAAGGGTCCATTCTGGATCCTGGAAGAACAAAAAAATTTTAAGGACTGTCTATTTTTTTGTTTTTAGTTTCTTCTTCTTTTTTTGATTCTCCAAGTCCAGTTCCATTGCGTGTTTTAATCCGCCGTATGGACGGAGTTGTTTTGCTAATTTAGCTTTTTCGATTTGCAGTTTTTTTGTTTGCGAATCAATACTTTGAACTTGTTTCACAATTTTGTGTATGGTCGAAAGTTTCTTTTTATCAAGATCTTTGAGTTGAATCGGAGTCGATTCATTTCCCGAAAGGATCACTTTTGCCGCTTTTAGGTAGCGCTGGTTAGTCCTCTGAGATCTTCCGAAAGTTTTTGTTAAAACTTCAGACAAAGGAGGTCCTAACTTCTTTCTTTCCTCCGGTGAAATATTCCCACGAAACTCTTTGAGTATTCTTTCCTTTCCAAATTCTTTGATGATTGCTTTTACCGTATCTTCATCGCTCATCGCAAGACCGGAATTATTGACCGAATACATTACATACCGGCGAACATCATCCGTAAGGTCCGAAAGAACCATTTTTGCTAAAATCGTCGGATGATTTGCCTTTTTGTTACCCTTTGATCGACGGTCTCCGTTTAAGAGCCAATATTTCCCGTTTTTTGTCGGGTGTTTTACGACAATTATGGCTTCTGTAACTCCGTTATTTTTGATATTCTCGTTGAATGCGTCTTCTTCCTCTTTGGGAACTTCTCGGGATATCAAATTTGGATGTTTTATAAGATCAGATTGTTTAATTTGAAAGGAGTCTGAGTAGTCTATTTTCATACGGACTAAATTTCTGGTTCCGGATAAAATTTAGTAAAGTCATTTTTCTTTCCAAAACCTCAGAGTTACAAGACTTAGAAAAGCCTCGGACCGATTCTTTTTTCCGCCTCATCCGCAAATTTTGGGACGATTTCTATCCCTGTAAATTCGCAACCTAAATCCAAAGCCACGATTCCCGTAGTTCCCGATCCAAAAAATGGATCACAAACACGCGGCGGTACGGGGTCGTATGGATGTTCACAAGACGAAACTGACTTTTCTTTGTATTGGCTCCCACAAATTTTGCAAACACCGATTCTACTCGTTCCAGCTTTGATACAACTTGAGATTAATTCCCTAGGAAAAGTCGCGGTATGTGAGGTTTTGGATGGTGCGGTCGTAACGGTCCAAACCGATCTTTTATTCCGGCGCGCCCGATAAACGCGAGCGGACGTCCCCCTTTTGCTGTGAAACACAGTTCTACCTTGATTTGCAATTTCTAAAGCATTGGAGCGAAAACTTTTGTGACCCGGTATCAAACTTACTGCCGGTTCTGAAATTGCATCCGCATCGAAATAATAACTGGATTCTTTAGTCAGAAGAAATATGTATTCATGTGCTGTTGTACATCTGTCTTTCACAGGTGAAGGCATTGGATTTGGTTTATTCCAAATAATATCCTGCCTGAGATACCAACCGTCTTCTTGTAAGGCAAATGCGACTCGCCAAGGTATCCCTATCAAATCTTTTTTCTTAAGTCCCGCAACCCTTGTCGCCAAATTAAATGACGACTGGTTCATCGAACCTTTTTTACTCTGGGTGATAGAAGAACTTATTTGATTCGGTCCATTTTCCTTCTTGCTTCCAGAATTATAAGAATCCCCAAGGTTTACCCAGGCCGTACCTTCCGGATGCAAAACTCGTCTGATTTCTCGAAAGACTTCGACCAGTCGATTCAGATATTCTCCGGGAGCATCTTCCAGTCCGATCTGTCCCGGATGGCCATAGTCACGTAAGCGAAAGTAAGGAGGCGAGCAAACGACGACATGAAAATAATTCGATGGGAATGTGCGAAGATGTTCTAAAGCATCTCCAATGAAAATTTGGTTTCTTAAATTTTGTTCCATCCTGACTGGACCTTCTTTGGCAAATCAGAATGTAAATTACACTACTTTATCGGAGAAGACTCCCTTAAGGATCAATTACAAGCAAAGGAAGCACAAGTCTCCGATTCGAGCAAAATCGTTCTTCATCAAGGAAATATGAAATTTGATGATATTGTAACCACAAAGGGGAAGATCGGAAATAAAATCCTTAATCCTGTCTTTGATATCCGAAAGCTTTGGAGCGTTTGCACTCTTTCATCCGTAATCCCGTGAATCTTTGTTGCCTACTGTGAAATCGGCGTTTCAGGGTTTATGAGAGAACTAAAAAGATTTGAAATCCAAAATTGTAGGCCCCCAAATCAAATGGATCAATCCGGTTTCGATAGATTTTAACCCATGGGCCCAAGATCCAGAAAGATTATACGAAATTCTTCTCTCATTTTGGAAAAATATTTTCTTACGCATCGATTAAAATTCCGTTTCGCCAGATTTTTGTTTTACTCGGTCGATTTTTCCGGTGGATTCCGTATTCGTATCGCTGGACCGAATACTCAACTCCTTCGGGTGCGATTCCTTGAAGTTCAGTAGCCGTCGAGATCGCTTTCTCCATTCCTTCTGGTCCTTCAAAACACTGCCCTATCGCTCCCCATAGCCGGGGAGTATTGGTAGTTGGCGGCAAGTGTTGGTAAATATGAAACTCTTCCTTTAAAATCCGGTTCATTACTTCACCAAAGCCAATCTGGCGCCCGTCGGGTATTCATGGCCGCCTCCTGGCCCCCTCTCATCCGATTTTGAAAATTCCTCATTTGAAGGCGGAGCAAGTAAGGGTAAAACGACACGTGTCGTTTTACTTTCGATTCCGGTTCCAGATTTTTCTAAACAATCCGATTCATCCTCTTTTGCAGCTCCCCGAGTTAATTCTTTCCTTATTTCGAATTCTGAATTTCGAAACTTGGGTGGAGCGCATTCCCTAAAGTATTTTTCATAGATAATCTTCTTTCCGTCCACATACGTCGCTGGATCCCTATTTTGTTTGTAGAAGTTGATCAATGAATTATGAAGATTTCTCTCTGCCCACTGCAAAAAACATTCATGCCTAGTTTTAGGCTCCGGTTTATCCGGATCGATAAAACACTCGGAAGGCCTTCGTAGCGGGATGTCTTTTTTATTTGGCGCAGTTTCATTTTTTCTTTTTGGATATCTTTCTTTTGAAACTTGTCTTCTTTGATCCTGAGGAAATAACCGCGCCCAAAATTTAGAAAGGGTCTCCGGACTCACTGCCTGCTTTGCCCAAAAATTCCCGTCTTCGCTTCTAAGTTGTATTAGGATTTGAATTTTGAAATGAACCTGGCTCCAATCTCCGTTTGTAGTCTTGTATATCCATTGCAAACTCTTGAGTTCGGAAATCGGCTCCCCCATAGACATTCCATGTTCCTGGCTGTACACCCTTTGGAAGGATTCAAGCCAAAGAGCCGGGAAGTTCCAGGGTGTGTGTTTTTCATTTGGACTGTTTGCGTTTTTATGAAGACGTTCTGCCAAGTCCTTCTCTCTAGAAGTATTTGAGTTTTGGTTTTTTAGGATTTGGTCCATTAGTACTTTGTTTTTAGTACTTAGTAAGGGCTGTTTTACCGAAGCCGGGCTTTCCACTTCTGGGAAAACCGGTGCCGGATCCACCGGGACTGGAAAAACCGTTCCTGGTGATTTCGGTTCCGGCTCTTCCGGTCTGTCAAATAATCCAGGCCCTAAGTCGGCCTTCGATTTAACCTTTTTGTTACTTTCCTTAGCCGTCAAAACGTACGGTTTCTTGGAAGTCTCAAAAAAATACCAGGCTTGTGTGATTCTTCCGGTTTGTGGATCCCTTTCACGGCTTAGCTCAGCGTAACCAAAATGCTCAAGCTCCCGGAGTCCGGCGATCGTACTTTCTCTTTTGTCCGAAGCATGAGTTTGCAACTCCTCGCTATTTACAGACCAGTCGGGAGGAAGTTGTAAAATAAAGATTAAAAGGCCACGGGCCTCCAGCTTAGGCGATGATCTCGAATCCATATATTCGAAGAAATTGTAAAGTCCTGTTTGATTTCTTTAGTATGAAATATCCTTTGTTTTTTTGAAAAGAGAATCATACACTTGCGCTTTTCTCGTTTCGAAATAAATCGGATACCACTTCAAAACACGAAAACGGAGCTTGGATTCCCAAATCTGTTCTCAAATCCCAGGCAACCGAGAGAGCCGCCAATATCTCACGGAACCGCTCCATTGAATCCGTGAAGTAGAAAAGAAATCCTCTATCCCTAAAGATTGCCACCTCCCCTATTTCAACCGTAAGTCCCGTAATCCGAGAACTCTTATACGTAGAAGATTCCAGTGGACTTTTCAGGAAACGATACTCAGTGAGGAGTTTTTCAATAGGGGAAGAATCCGGCAGGGAGATTGCACTCGAAACGGAAAGAGAAGAATTCGGAGAAAGCAAATTTTCCAAGAGTTGATTCCTTTATTGAATTTTTCAGCAATTCTATTGAATTTTAAAAGAAAATACTCAATCAATGACGATTTTGTTTTCTTTTGTGATGCACGTCAAATAAAATATCACAAAAGCATCGATTTTTCAACACCCGGAAAAAGACTTTCGTTATGCGATTCAAAATATCCCGGTTAACGTGAGTTCGATGTAAGAATATTTGATTCATTTTTCTGAAAAAAGCCGAACTTGGACTTTGTAAATCTATTCTTAAAATGCGGGAACTACCGTAAGTCACGATTTTGCGAACAAATTCTAAAATTGTTAGGAATTTCTCTCCTTTAGAATTTAGAAAATTCTTTCTCATTCTTAACCGCCGAACTCACGTTATTTAAGCTTTTCAGGATATTCTGATCGGTTCGTTTTTTGGAAGGATGAACACCCTACCCCGCCAACCAAGAAAATCCCGCAAAAAACAATCAGTGTAGCTTCCATTTCCTTTCCGGGCTACGACCCTCTCTTAAATAACGATCTGCCGGAATTCAAGTGGGAGTCCCCGCAAAAGCTACCCTTTACCGGTAAATCCAAACGTTTTTTTTAAAGGATTTTTCTTTGTATGAGTGTACCATTTTTAGATTTTGAGACCGGCTCTTAGTATTATGTCCCTTAAAAAATATTCAGTTAGTACCTTTTCGATCCCTTGACTCCTGCTAAGCATCCTTTTTGAAAGGAAATACTTTATAACGCCTTCTTAAATATCAGTTCAAAACCAGTTCCGTAATATTTTGATTCAATTGAAATATATTTAGCTTATAGTTTTTTTGTTTAATTTTAGTTATTTTATTAACTGTTCAAAAGCTTAAATATTTAGATTTAGCCACCTATTGAAAACTTAATCTTTCATCATATTCAAATGGGAATGCGCATTCCCATTTGAAATGGAAAAATATTCCTAAAATTTTCCAGTTTTTTATTTTTGCGCTTTCTCAAATTTCTTCGTTTTTTACTCTTTCTAATTGATGAAAATTATACCAATTTGTTCGGGGAAAGGTGGTGTGGGCAAAACCACAAATACTATATACTTAGGGCAAACCCTATCTCATCTAGGAAACAAAGTTCTGGCCATTGACTTTGATTTCAATCGAAGTCTCAGCAAATTCATGTTCTCTCATTTCAAAATAGACGAGCGGGAGGCCATTTACAAAAACTCCTTCAATATGCTTATGGATGCTGAAAGTTACGAAAATTACATTTTCAAAACTGGACATGGAATCGACTTTATTCCTGCCGTCGAAAGACTTAAAAAAGTTGATTTAGAATTTTATGACGACCCAAGACTTAAATTCAGATTTGAAAAATTGCTAAGGAAATTAGACTACGATTTTATCCTATTAGATCTCCATAACGTCGTAAACGTAGTTCTATTAGCTGCCCTTCATAGCGCAGATCACGTAATTTCTCCCATCGAATATGGAGCATGGAGTTTTGACGGCACAGATGACATGCTAAAAATTTTCAAAGAAACAGAAGCAGCTTTAAAGAAAAAAATCAACTTCACCGTGGTTCCCTCAAGAATCCCTAAAAATAAAATAGAGGAGCTAATTGAAGTTTGCGAATATAACGGATTAAACGTTAGTAAATTTGCGAATATTAATGACAACACCGTCCATACAGCGTCAAATTTAGGTGAATTTTTAAACCCGAAAAAACACTCTGCATTTAATCGTTTTTTAATTTTAGCTAACGAGGTTTCCAATGGCAGAAAAAAATAAACTAAGCAGAAGAGAACTAGTTAAAGCATCCTTAAAAAAGAATAAGGATGTAGAACAGTTAACGAACCCTTTAACAAATAATGATGTTAAGTCAATTGACCCGCAGCTTGAAAAACTTAGAGATTTTTTTAAATCATTGCTTAACGCTCACAGAAGGACCATTTCCGCATCAATTGAATTTGGCGAACAATTATATAACACTAAAATTTCCATTGGTCACGGAGGTTTCATTGATTATATCGAAAAAAATAAGGCCTACTTAGGTTTCGATAGACGTGCCGCAAGTAATTATTTAAGAATTTATCAATTTCAGCAATTTATCAGCAAAGATGCTAAGACTATTCAGGAAGCGATTAATGATATCAGGATAGCCACAAAAGGATTACCGGACCCAGATGTAGAAAAGCGACTTGAAAAAGAAGTAAATCCACTTGAATATAATTATACGAAAGCAAAGAAGCTATATCATTTATTCAAAAAGAAAAGCAAAGGAAAAAAAGGCCTGAAGAAGCCTGTTGCAGACTACATTAGAAGATTTATTGAAGAGGAAATTGAAAAAGAAAATAATAAACATACTAAAATCATTTCTAATCTTCAAAATGATTTAAAACTTTTTCTGTAATTCAAATGGGAACGCATATTCCCATTTGAATCGCAACATTTCAGATCATCCTCCAGTTAAAATTATTTTTAATATTTTTCCAAAAAAGAGTACCAAAAAAAAGTACATGGTTTATAGTCGTACGTAATCTCCTTACGAGATTCGTTTTCAGAAAGAGCCTGCGAAGTGGTGAGATACTTCGCAGGCATTCCTACCTTTTTTTACTTAAAGTGACATAATTTTACTTGACTATCGTTTATTACCATATTCTAGTCCGAATTTGAAATAGCTTTAGGAGACATAACTAAAGCGCGGCTGATCTCACATTTTGCCGTCTGAAAACGAATCGAGGACCATCCAAAAGGCTCTACGCCTAACTATGCTCCCCGTTTCTGAATAGAGTAGGGTAATTTAAACTTTTACCATGCTGCGCCCGAATTATGTCCGCATAGGTAAAATTGAGCGTGAATATGGAAACATATCAAAGACCAACTCAGGGAAAATACCGCCCTGGGCCTATTGATGTATTGAAAATGGCAAGAAGTAAAAAGGATCTTCTTTCGAAGATTGCAGAATTGGATATAAATGGAAGAAGTCAGTACGGCGGCTGTATAACGAAAAATAAAAAACTAGGTATGTATGTAGATCTGGCTGAAACGACCGTATCCAAATATATTCGAGAGTTTCGAAAAGAAAAGCTCGTTCACCAAACTTCTTTTCATGGAAGCTATCGAACTTTACGTATATCAGATGAATTGTATTTCGCAATTATTGAAGAGAGAACACGGAATACAGAACTTGCGAAATCAAGAAAAGAAGTGTACAGAAATCCTAGTCTCGATCAAAAGCCTAGCGCAGACGGTCACTTAACCCAAAGACAAAGGTACGAGGCAGACCCGTACAATAATCCGCCTCCTAGTTGTACTTCCCTAGAGACTTCTGTACCAACTTATGTACCTGCTATTTTTGATGAAACTGGAGTTGAATGGAAAAAGCTCTTAAACTATACAGATGAGGTTCTTTCTAAAAGTAGTAGGGAAGTTTTGCACAAATTAAAAGTAAAATCAGACGGCAAAACTTTGAACTTACTGGATGAAGTATCTGATTCACTTTTACGTGTGATTTCAAAGTATTTCCAAGAGGAATTAAAATTGCCACTTATTGTTCAAATCCAGAAAATCAAATTTAAAGAAGAAAAATCGGAGAATTCAAGTTCCGAAACAAATCAGACAAACGTTGAATTAGTTTGTGAGCAAACGCAGTTAGAAGGAGAAATCGTTAAAAATACGGTCGGCACAAAACCAAAATTTGATCCAGAAATTCAATATGAGTATTTTCACAATATTAGATTTAGAGACGAGTCAATCCGAGGATTCTTAGACTACTCTTCCTTAAAACTAAATCGCCCGGATTTGGAAATACTTAGAAACGTAAGAATCCATTATAATTTTGAGAAGATAACATTTTTTGATCCGATTCCCGAAAAACTTAAAAACCATATAAGAGAATACTTTTACCATAAAACAAAATCAGTGATAGCGCCCGTGTTTATGGAGAATCGAATACATTTTCACTCGGCGGCTTGACCTATTCTTCGTCTTTTGTTCGAAGTTGATGCCTCCTCGAACAAGAAGTCTAATAAGTAAATGAGAATAACAATGTTTACGAATATTTTCGGATAGGATAAGGAAATATGTG